CTTCACGGCGGGAAGGTGTTCGAACCCGGCATGGGCATCGGCTCCTTCGCCATGCTCATGCCTAGCGACGTGCGCGCCACCTCCCGCTACACCGGCGTGGAGTTCGACGGCCCGACCGCGACCATCGCCCGCCTGCTGTCGCCCGAACAGAACATGCTGCATGACGATTTCATCAAGCGCAAATTTCCGCGCGACTACTTCGACGTCGCCATCGGCAACCCGCCTTTCTCGCAAACCAAGGTCTTCGCCGACCCGGACTACGAGAAGAACGGCTTTATGCTGCATGACTTCTTCTTCGCCAAGAGCATCGACCGCGTCCGTCCGGGCGGCCTGCTTGCCTTCGTGACCAGCAAGGGCACGATGGACAAGCAGACCGACAAGGCGCGCAAATACCTGTCCGAGCGCGCCGATCTGCTGGGCGCGATCCGCCTGCCGTCGACCGCGTTCGAAGCGAACGCCGGCACCAGCGTCGTCACCGACGTGATCTTCCTGCGCAAACGCATGGCGGGCGAGTCGCCGGCCGGCCAGCCATGGGGCAAGGTCCAGACCATCGACACCAAGGACGGCCCGGTCGTGGTGAACGAATATTTCGCCAGCCACCCGGAAATGGTGCTGGGCCAGCAACGCGTTTCGGGCAACACCGACGACGCCGGCCGCCGCATCCACAGCAACGGCCGTGGCGCCGCCCAGTACACGGTCGTGTCGTACGACGCGACGCCGGCGGAGCTGGACCTGAAATTCGCCGCGGCAATCGAGCACCTGCCGCAGCGCGTCTATTCCGCCCTGGGCCAGTCCGACGCCAGCGTGCGCCGGGAAACGGCCAAGGTGGACTTCGATCCGAGCGTCAAGCGAGACGGCGTGGTCTACATCGGCGACGACGGAATCGTGATGCGAGTGGAAAGCGGCGTCGGCCGGCCGCTGGCCGAGTCGGCCAAGCTGACCGCCGCCGATACCGCGTGGTTCGGCGGCTACGTCGGCCTGCGCGACCTGGTGCAGGAAACGCGCCTGGCGCAATCGACCGACGGCAACTGGGAAGCATCGCTCAAGAAGCTCAACAAGGCCTATGACGCTTTCCGCAAGGAGCACGGCCCGATCAACGATTACCGCATCCAAGTGCGCAAATCGACCGACGAGGACGGCAAGGTCATCGAAACCGAGTCGAAGATCTTCAAAAACCGCCGCCGCTACCGCGAGGACTACGACGCGGCCGTGCTGACCCAGCTGGAAACCATCAATGAGGCCGGCGACATCGTCAAAGCGCCTTTCCTGCTGGGCCGCACCATCGGCCTGCCGGTCACCCGCGACGTCAAGAGCATCGGCGACGCGCTGGCCGTCTCGCTCGACAGCACCGGCAAGCTGGATCTGGACGACATCGCGCGCCGCATGGGCATGGGCCGCGAGGAGGCCATCGAAGGGCTGGGCGATCAGGTGTTCCAGACCCCCGACGGGCAATGGCAACTGGCCGACGAGTACCTGTCGGGCGACGTCGTCGCCAAGCTGGAGGAGGCCGAGCAGGCCGCACGCATCGATCCGGCCCTGCGACGCAACGTCGCGGCCCTGTCCGCCGCCCAGCCCGAAAAGCTGGGGCCGTCGCAGATCAGCGCCAAACTGGGCTCGGCGTGGATTCCCGCCGCGCACGTGAACGACTTCGCCGGCGAAATCGAAGCGGGTGAAGTCTCGTTCGACCCGACCACCGAAACCTGGCAGGTCGATGGCGGCAACCTGCGCACCGGCCGCCGCGCCGGCGCCGAATTCGGCACCGCCAAGCGCTCGCCGTCCGAACTGCTGGAAGCGGTACTCAACAGCCGTCCGCTGAAGGTGACGATGACGACGGAGGACAAGAAGACCGTCACCGACGTCGAGGCCACCACCGCCGCCAACGAGGCGGCCAAGAAGATTAAGGACAAGTTCCGTTCCTGGATCTGGACCGACGCCGAGCGCGCCGGCGAGCTGGTGGAGAGCTACAACAAGCGCTTCAACAACATCGCGCCGCGCCGCTTCGACGGTTCGCACCTGACGCTGCCGGGCGTGTCGCTGCGCTACTCGCTGCATACCCACCAGAAGAACGGCATCTGGCGCCAGATCCAGACCGGCGACACCTACCTCGCGCACGCCGTGGGCGCCGGCAAGACCATCGAGATGATCGCCGCCGGCATGGAGCAAAAGCGCCTGGGCCTGATCAAGAAACCGATGTACGTCGTGCCGAACCACATGCTGGAGCAGTTCTCCAACGAATTCCTTGAGCTCTACCCGCTGGCCAACATCATGGTGGCCGACGACGAGAACTTCTCGGCCGAGCGCCGCCGCGCCTTCATCGCCTCGGCCACGCTGAACAATCCGGACGCCGTCATCATCACCCACGACGCCTTCCAGCGCATCGGCGTCAAGGAGGAGTCGGTGGCGCCGATCCGCGACGAGATCCTCGCCGATCTGGAGATCGAGCTGTCGGAGACGGCCAAGGGCAACGACACCCGCGTGCGCCGCAGCCAGTTGGAACAGCAGATCGAGGCGGTCGGCCAGCGCTTCGACCGCATCATCGCGGCCGGCGGCAAGGATTCGACCATCAAGTTCGAAGACATCGGCGTCGACTACATCTTCGCCGACGAGGCCCATGTCTACCGCAAGCTGGACTTCCACACGTCCCAGCAGATCAAGGGCATCGATCCGAACGGCTCCAAGCGCGCGCTCGACATGTACGTCAAGACGCGCTACCTGCAGCAGCTGCGGCCGGGCCGCGCCATGACCTTCGCCTCCGGCACGCCGATCACCAACACGATGGGCGAGCTGTACACCATCATGCGCTTCTTCGCGCCGCAGGAATTGGACCGTGGCGGCATCGCCACCTTCGACTCGTGGTCGCGCATGTTCGGCGAAGTCGCCCCGGCGCTGGAGCCCAACGCCGCCGGCAAATACGAACTGGTCGAACGCTTCGCGAAATTCGACAACGTGCCGGAGCTGATGTCGCGCGTGCGCCAGTTCATGGACGTGCTGACCTCCGAGCACCTGGGCGCGCTGGTCAAGCGTCCGGACCTCGCCGGCGGCAAGCCGCACCTCAACATCGTAGAACCGTCCGACCAGCTGCAAGCGTACATGGCCTCCGAGCTGGGGCCGCGCATCGAGCGCTCCAAGCGCTGGAAGCCGACCAAGGAGCAGCCGAACAACCCTGATCCGATCGTGGCGATCATCACCGATGGCCGTTTCGCCGCGCTCGATCCGCGCTTCTTCGGCGGCAAGCTGGAAGCGGGGGAGTCGAGCATCCTGACCGAGATGGCGGCCAAGGTCGTCGCGACCCACCACGCCACGGCGAACAATGTCTATCTGGACAAGGCCGGCAAGCCGGAACCGATCAAGGGATCGACCCAGATGGTGTTCTACAATCTGGGCTTCGGCGAGCAGTCGCAGGCCAATCGCGGCTTCAACTCGCGCGCCGCCTTCACCAAGCTGCTAGTCGACGGCGGCATCCCGCGCGCGCAAATCGCATGGTTCGAGGACGCCAACACGGACGCCAAAAAGGAGGTGGTGTTCAAGGGCATGCGCAGCGGCCAGATCCGCGTGCTGATCGGCTCGGCGAAGAAGATGGGCACCGGCGTGAACGCGCAAAAACGGCTCATCAAGCTGCACTACCAGGATCCGCCATGGTTCCCGTCCGACGTCGAGCAGCCGCACGGACGCATCATCCGCCAAGGCAATCAAAACGACGAGGTCGGCATCGACTGGTACACCACGAAAGGCACCTATCAATCGACCATGTGGCAGATGGTCGGGCGCAAGCAGCGTTTCATCGACCAGGCATTCACCGGCGACAAGTCGTTGCGCAGCATGGACGACCTGGGCGAGGCCTCGCTGTTCGAACAGGCCGCCGCCGTGGCGTCGGGCGACCCGCGCGCGCTTCAACTTGCGGGCCTGAAACAGGAAGTGGCCCGTCTGGAGCGCCTGCAGGCGGCGCACGCGAACGAACAGATCGCCGTGCGCAACGCGATGCAGGGCGCCGAGTGGGCGCAGCAATCGGCCACCCGCGCCATCGACACCAACGGCGCCGCCTTCAAGGTGCTCGGCGAGCGCCATTTCGCCTTCGCCGCCGGCGACGTGCTGGGCGTGTCCTACGACAAGCCGGGCGAATTCGGCCAGGCGTTGAAGGACGCCTTCAACGCCACCGCCGCCCGGTCCGAGGCGGGCAGGAAGCCGCTGCAGGACGTTAAGGTCGCGCAACTAGCCGACGGCATCGCGCTGACGATGGACAGCGTGGTGGACAGCAAGGGTAAGAAGACCGGCGACATGGACCTGTCGATCCACATCGGCGACTTGACCATTGCCTTCTCCACGGCGCCGAGCATGGGGGCGCAGATCGATGCCGCCGGCTTCTCCCGCCGGGTGTTCAACGCCATCAACGGCGTCGAAACGGATCTGCGCCGCGCGCGCACCGAGCTGAAGGACGCCGAAACCGACCTGGTGCGCCTGCGTAAGAAGCGCGGGGCCCCATTCGAGCACCAGCAGGAGCTGGCCGAAAAATACGGCGACTTGCAGCGACTGGAAGAGGAATTGCGTCAGGAAGGCGTGGCCGCCTCCGCCGCCATGGGCGCGCAGCTGGACGCTCAGGACGCGGCGGCCGCCGCAGCCGTGGCGGCGAGCGGCGAGGAGCGTGCGGAGGAGGAGAGCGGCGACACCCGGTTCAGCCGGGACGCGGACTACTTCCGCGACGACGGCGCGTTCTCGCCGGAGCTGATCCCGGCAGAGGACGGCGCCGGCGACGCCGCGCCCGGCGAGCTGCCGGGCCGCGAGCTGATCGAGGCGCGCAAGGACACCGAGCGCCTGAACCGCAACCTCATCGGGCAAGGCATCGCGCCGGTGCGCACGCTGCGCGCCGCGCCGAACGCGCACTACGCGCTGGCCCGCCAAGTGGGACGCGCGCTGGGCTTCAAGGTGCACTTCGTCAGCGCCAACGAAGATTTCCAGGGCGTCGCCACCAACGGCGTCGCGTTCCTGGCAGCCGGCATGCGCAATCCCGCGCTGGCGATCGCCGGCCACGAGGTGCTGCACGCGATGGAACAAAGCAATCCCGAGATGGGCGCGCAGCTGCGCACGCGGATCCGCGCCTATCTGAAGGACGGCGCGGTCGGCAACCGGCAGGCGCGCGAACACATCGCCAGCGGCTTCCAGGATGTCACCGAAGAGGCCGCCGAGGGCGAGGTGCTGGCCGACATCAACGGCGCCATGTGGCTCGACCCGCAGTTCTGGTCCGACCTGGCGCAAGCGGACCGTTCGTTGTTCCGCACCGTGGCCTACAAGTTCATGGAGCTGGCGGCCAAGGCGATCGGCGCGCTGCGGTCGGCGCGCTTCGACGTGGCGCAGCTGGTCACCGACGTGGACGCGGTGCGCGCCATCATGGTGTCGACCTGGGCGCAACACGCGCGCGGCGTCGACCGTGCGGCCGGGAGTGCCTCGGCGTCGAGCTTCTCGCGCGAGGACGGCGACACGACGGCCGGCCTGGCCGCCGCCAAGGACGCCGATCGCCAATTCGCCGAGGCTGAATTACAATACGGCGGTCGGGAGGCGTACGACGCCATCAAGGCGGCCGGCGCGACCGCGTTGTCCTACCCGCAATGGGTGATGACCAAAACCCCGAATTTCAAGCAATTCTATGGCGACTGGGAGGCCAATAATGGAGCAATCGACGCAGACCGATCCGTTCACGCGGGCGTGCCGCGAGGCGGTGACGCAGGACGAGTTCACGGCGGCGCTGATGCTGCTGCCGGAAGCGCCCCCGCCTTCCCTGGACAGTCCGGACCCGTTCGAACGACTGGAGGCGCTGCAAAATCTGCCGCGATCGAGCCGGCCATCTACTATCACGGCACCCGCGACGACGTCGATGCCTTCGACCTGAGCCACGCCGGCCGTAAAGACAACGGCTGGCTGGGCACCGGCGTCTACGCCACCAGCGACAACTGGCTGGCCGAGTCGTACGCCAGCCTCAAGCAGGGGGAGCAAGGTCCGAACATCATGCCGCTTTTCATGGCGGTCAAAAATCCATTCGTGGCCACCGCGCAGCTGAAGAACCGCCTGAAGCTCGCCTCCCGCGAGAAAATCAACGAGTTCACGGCGGATCTGGCGGCGCGCGGCTACGACGGCGTGGTGCTGAACTTCGCCGACGGCAGTCAGGAGCTGGTTGCCTTCAACCCGGCCGCCGCCAAGTCGGCCGTCGGCAACAATGGCGCCTTCGACGCCGGAAACGCCGATCTGCGCTTTAGCCGCGGTAACCTAGCGGAGACGTTGGCCAACGCCGCCAACGCGATTCAAGATGTCCGTCTGCCTGCGAGCTATCTGGTCGGCGACCTGTTCAACCAGTCGGGCAAGATCAGCTGGTGGCACAAGACCATCGGCACGATGGAGAACCTGGCGAAGCGCCAAACGGCCTTCCGCCCGGTCTACGAGGCGGTGCAGGACTTCCTGGGCGACGTCTCGCGCTACGGCGTTCTGGCGGCCGACCAGGCCCCGACGCTGCTGCCGAAGCTGGAAGACATCGCCGACGTCATCGGCAAGCACCGCAAGAAGCCCCTGACGGCCGCCGACACCAAGGCGATCGGCGCGCCGATCTTCGAAGGCACCTTGACCTGGGCGCGCGACGCCCATGGCGACGCGGTCAAGGTGGCGGAGCTGGAGGCGCAGGCCGAAAAGATGACCAGCGCCCAGAAAGCCCAGATCCTGATCGCAAAGGGCGTGATCGACGACGCCCAGAACCAGGCATGGCTCAGCAGCCCATTGGACTTCTACGACAACGTCATCAACAAGAAGTTCGCGACGACGCAGCTGGCCGCCGGCGTGGTCTGGACCGACGCTGAGCTGCGTGCGCTGTTCCATCTAAACGACGGGCAAATCGCCCTGTACCGCGAGTTCCGCGCCGCGCTCGACAAGAGCCTGACCAACCTGACCATCTCCGAAATGGTCAAGCTGGGCGGCAAGGACGCGCTCGGCACGCTCGATCGCGCGATCGCCGCGCCCGACTTGGCAGCCGCCGCCGCGCAGCTGCGCGACCACTTCGTGGAGCTGGCCCGCATGCACCCGCAGCAGGCCGACATGCACCTCGACACGGCCAAGCAGATCATGGATCTGGGCGACCGGGGGCAAGACCTGATGGATCGCGGCTACGCGCCGCTGTCGCGCTTCGGCCAGTACACCGTCTACGTGCAGGAGGACGGGGAGCAGGTGTATTTCGGCATGTTCGAAACCCAGCACGAGGCCAGCCGGATGGCGCGGCGGATGCGCGTCGACCACCCCGGCGCGGACGTCACCCACGGCACCGTGTCGGAAGACGCCTATAAACTGTTCGCCGGCGTGTCGCCGGAGACGATCGAACTGTTCGGATCGATGGTCGGACTCGACAGCCAGGGCGACGCGGCCAGCACCGAGGTGTATCAGGCATACCTGAAGATGGCAAAGAACAACCGCAGCGCCATGAAGCGCATGATCCAGCGCAAGGGCATCGCCGGGTTCTCCGAGGACGCGGGCCGCGTGCTGGCCGGCTTCATCTACTCCAACGCCCGCCTGACCGCCGGCAACGCCCACCTGGGCGAGGTGGACGTGGCGATCACCGCTATTCCGAAGCAGGAGGGCGAGCTGACGGACGCGGCGATGCAGTTGCGCGAGTCGATCCGCAACCCGGCCGGCGCCAACAAGCTGGGCGGGCTGATGTTCGCGCAGTTCCTGGGCGGCTCGGTGGCCTCGGCGATGGTCAACTTGACCCAGCCGTTGACCATGACGCTGCCGTACCTGAGCCAATACGGCGGCCTGGCCAAGGCCGCCAAGCGGCTGACGGCGGCCGTGCGCGACGCGGCCAAGGACAGCACCGGCGAGGCGCACCTCGACCAGGCGCTGCAATGGGCGGCCGACGAGGGCATCGTGGCGCCACAAGAGATCCACTACCTGCAGGCGCAGGCGTCGGGCAAGGGCGCGCTGCGCTCGGGCGATGGCACGCGCGCCGGCGACACCCGCGCCGCGCTCAACAACACCATGGCGAAGGTGCAACTGGGCTGGGGCAAGCTGTTCTCCATGGCCGAGCTGGCCAACCGCCGCGTGACCTTCATCGCGGCCTACCGCACGGCGATCGAGCAGGGCATCGCGGATCCGGCCAAGTTCGCCGAACAGAGCGTGTCGCAGACGCAAGGCACGTACAACAGCGGCAACAAGCCGCGCTGGGCGCGCGGCGCGATCGGCGGCCTGTTGATGACCTTCAAGCAGTATTCGATTGGATACCTGGAGCTGCTGACCCGCATGGCGAGCGCCGGCGAGAAGGGTTCCAAGGAGCGGGCGGCGGGCCAGCGCGGCGCGCTGTACATGATCGCCGTGCTGTTCCTGATGGCCGGCGCCGACGGCCTGCCGTTCGAACAGGACATCGAGGACGCGATCGACGGCGCGCTACAACGGCTGGGTTACAACTTCTCGACCAAGCGCGCCAAGCAGGAATTCCTGACCGACGTGCTGGGGGAGGGCGGCGCCGACTTCGCGTTGAAGGGCATCTCCAGCATGCCGGGCATGCCGATCGACGTGGCCGGCCGTTTCGGCATGGGCAACCTGCTCCCGGCGACGGGGCTGTTGACGAAAAAGGAGTCTTACACGCAGGATCTGGGCGAGCTGGCCGGCCCGGCCGGCGACGTGGCCAAGCGCGCCTTCTCGGCCGCCGGCAAGCTGCTGGGCGGCGATATCGCCGGCGCCGCGCTGGAGTCGTCGCCGGCGGCGGTGCGCAACGCCGCCAAGGGCGTGGACATGCTGGCCACCGGCGCTTACAAGGACAAGCGCGGCTACAAGATCAACGATGTGAGCGCCACCGAGGGCTTGATGAAGGTGATTGGCTTCCAGCCCAACAGCACGGCCAACATCCAGGATGTCAAGGGGCAGGCGCTCAACATGATCGCCCAGAACCGCATGCGCTCGACTGAGATCCAGGAGCACTGGGCGCAGGGCATCGCCGCCGGCGATCCGGACACGGTGCGGGAGGCGCGCGCCTGGCGCGACGACTGGAACGACAAGAACCCAGAGACGCCGATCCGCGTCAACCTGCCTGCGATCTACAAGCGGGTGCGCGGCATGCGCCAGGACGCGGTCAACCGGACGCAGAAAACCGCGCCGGCGGCGTTGAAGGCGACGGTGCGCGCCGAGCTGCAGGAGGTGCGCGCCAACCGCTAAGCCGGTATCGTTGCGACAAAATGCCATTTTCGTTAAAGTAAAAAAGCCCCGGTAATTCCGGGGCTTTTTTCGTTAAACGACGTTACTGCTCATCGAATGTGGCATGGCATTCACCACAAATAATGTTGAGGTTTGGTTTCCCCCAAACCGCGATCGGATCCTCGCATTTACAGGTGTACTTGGAGCGGTTGCTTTTATTGGGTGAAGCGGTCGACGCCGGTGTCACGATGTCGGCGCCGCCGGCGGTCGCAGCCGGAATGAGGATGGCAGATTCAGGGAGGTCGAGTACCAAGCCGGGTGTGGCGGCGCCTGACATCGAGGGCGTATGCGATGAAAACCTGTCGTACCACGAGATCTTAAAGTCCTTCGTCAATAAATCACGGCATACCTGCAAGAACCTGCCTCCCTCGATCGGATAGTCGGCGACTTTGTCGCCGGTCTTCTTTCCACCAGGTAGTCCGGTCGAAGACGGCATCAAGCCGATCGACTCCATCTTATCCCCCCATTGTTTATCGTGATAGCGTCCGCGCGACGGAGCTCCATGCTGATGCTGCCATAGGTGCACCATTTCATGCGCGATAGTGGCCATGACTTCCACGAGAGGAACGACCGCAAAATACGCCGGGTTGAGGGCAATTTCGTGCAGCTCTTCCTTGGCAAGATTCCCGAATCGCGCTGCGGAAAAATAGCCCATCGTGCGCTCCTTGCGCTGCAAGGTGAGTAGACAATCAGCCAGGCTGTTATCGAACAACTCAGTATTGAAGGTATCGTAGGCTAATTGCAGCTCTGAGTAGACTTGAGCGGTGGGCTTGAGTAGGGAAATTTTAGTGGTAGCTGTGGTCATGGCGTTGAATTGTATTGCGCAATACAAAATTCGATTGGTATTTCTAAAACTTTGTATTGCACAATACAAAGTTTGAGAGGCCTGAGCTGGAATGATGGTGAAGAGCGCCGACGGCTCACTTCTTACATGCCGCGCCAGTCCAGCGGCGAGGCCTGCCATGCGGTTGCATGAAGGTTAGTGGCCGCGAATGTCGCCCGACATCGAGCTGACGCCGCCGGCCACCTTGCCGCACACGACATCGCCCGACATGGTCTTGATGGAGCCGGCGACGTCGCCGCAGTTGATATCACCGGACATCGTGGTGACCTTGCCCGCGCCGCCGATGATCGTCATGGACGCGCACTCGTCGACGTCGATCGCGTCGACGTGGCCCACCACCTCGACACGGATGTCCTTGGCCGCCGGCGTGACGTCGGCGCCGTCGACCGCCACGCGGCCGCCCTTGATCTTGATGCTGCGCCCAGTGATGTGCACGCCGTTGATGTTGATCGACGCGGTCATGCGGCGGCCTTCGCCGGTTCCTTTTTGGCGCGGAAGTCGCCGACCACGTTGCCGTCAGCGTCGAAATAAACCGTCTCCCACGTCGGGTGGCAGTTCTGAGCCCGCTTGCCGTACTTTGCCTGGTTGGCGAACACGACGTCGAGGTTGCCCGAGCTGTTCATGCCTTGGATCGTGCCCCGGTCGTCGTTGACCTCGATCGTCATACCGATGCGCGGGAAGTCGAGTCCGCGCGCGCGCAGGATATCGTCGGCGAATTGGTCGGCCTTGCTCAATTTTTTCATGTTCATGTTTCATTCACTCCGTTAGTCGTTGTTGGTTGTCGATGATTCGGTCAGAAGGCAGCGCGCGGCGCCGGCAGCGGGGTGGCGGTGATCGCCTCGTCGGTCGATTCCTTCCAGTACAGCGCGCCGCACTCGGGACAGGTGGCGCCGGTGTCCCATCGCTCGCCCGGTCCGGCGGCGATGCCGTCGACGGTCGCGCCGCAGCACGGCACGCGGTACTGCAGTATCAGGCGTCCGGCCGCGCGCACGCGGGCGATGAAGGCGAGGTGACGTTGCTTCAGTTCGGACGGCGTGGTTTGCATTAGTTCCCGCCCTGTTGTCTTGTCCTCAATCCGCATCGACGGCCTCCTGCGCGACCTGCCTCGCCTTGACCTTGAATGCGTCGTAACGCGCCACGCCCCAGGCCAGCGCTTCGCAGCACCACAGGAAACGGAAGCTGTATTCAGTGACGTCAACCTCGTAAAAGTCTGAAAATTGAAACTCCGCTTCGGGACCGAACATGACCTGCCATGCCGAGCCGTTATGTTCAAAGTCGTTCACCGCATCGTACGCGCGGACCTCGTTGTCGTCACAATTGAGCACGTTCTTTTCAACAGCTTCTAGCAATTCGGCGTAGGCGGACGCATGCTGCGCCAGCGCTTCCGCGTCTTCCGGATCCGGCAGGTTTTGCTCTTTACTTTGCGCGACCCAGTCCCGGATCTCGGCCTTGAACTTTTCAAGACTGAATTGCTTGACGCCGGTCCGGTCGGAGGCTTCAACCTTCTCCGCCCAGTACTGCGGGTTGACGCGGTAGGATTGATCGCGCTGACGGAAGAATTCGAACATGTCTAGATCACGATTGAATACATAGGCGCCCATGTCGCCGGTATAGGCTAGAAAGCCCGGCCAGGTGACCAAATCAAAATACATCGAGGTGGAGTTGGGCTGTTTAAATCGCAGATGGCGGTACACGCCGTCGTCGCGCAGAAGATGCAGATTGTGTTTCGCGACATCGCGCAGAAAGCGCTCTTTTATTTGTTCGGTATTCATTTGTTTGATCAGGTTTTAAATGGTGTCGTTCGGTGACATCGGGCATTGCAGTGCCGGGTATCGATTATTTTGCGGCGGCGACATAGCCCGGAATTTCCAGAGACGGCAGCGCCGCGCCGGCGGCCAGCGCGCCCGCCACCCACTTCGGTTGACGGCCGCGACCGGTCCATTCCTGCGTGGCATCGGTGGGGTTGCGATAGCGCATCGCCACTTTCGGCTGTTGCGCTTTCGGCTTGCCCACCAGTTCGGCGACCGTAACGCCCAGATCCTGCGCGATCGCGTGGATTTTCGCGCGCGCCGCCGCGACGTCGCCCGCCTCGCGCTTTTTCAATTCCACCGTCACCGCCTCCACAAGGGCGCGCAGCTCCGGGCTGCTGTACTGGATCAAGAACGCGGCGTCGAATTTCGTGGTGCTGGTCATATAAACCTCTCCAAAATATTTAAGTTTTTCAAAGGAACTACAACAAAACGTTGCAAGTATAGGCGCATTTAAATGACTGCGTCAAAGGCTATTTAAATGCGATTTAAATACGGAAGGAAAAAGTTATTGCGGCGGGACTTACTGCGGTGCGCTGCTGAGCTGCGCGGACTGGATCGCGCGGGCGGCCAGCAGTTGGGCGCGCTGCGCCTTGATCGCGGCGGCGGCGGCGCGCAGCATTTCAAATCTTGCGATCATCGCGGCTTGTTCGGCGGCCGGCAGCGCCTGGAAGGCGGCGCGCTTTTCGGCAAGGGTGGCGTCCGGCGCGCCGGCGCCGGTGAAGTGGATCATGGTCATAAGGCTCCGTAAAAGTGCATTGTCACGGCAACATTTTAGCAGGACGGCCGGCGCCGTTGGGGTCGATTAATACGGGCCGCCGCGTCGCGGATCGGCGCCGTAGGCATGCGCGCTGGAGCGCCCGCCGGCGGCCTGGCGGATGCCGCGCACCAGCACGCGGGCGATCTCGGGGGCGATACATTCCTCCAGATCTTCGTCGCTCATGTCGCGGAGGGCCCGGTCGCTAATCGCGTAGCCGGCCTGGCCATCGCCCAGCTGGACGCGCACATGGACGCGCCCCTCGAAGCTCTCGTGCACCGCTTTCAGCCCCAGCAGGCTCATAGCCTCGTGGATATCACGCACGTGCGAGATCTTTCCCGTGCGGCCACTGTCCGGCATATGGTCGTTCCAGTGGCTCAGAGGCAAATCGAAGCGACCGGTTTTTTCAGCTTGGTACGACCGCGACGCCAGCGCCAGTTGGGTGGGGATGCGGTGCGCGATGCAGTATTTGCTCACCATGCCCACCAAGCGCCGTGCCGACTCCAGCAGGTCGCCATCGTCGGCGCGCAGTCGCTCCGTTTGCCGCACCTGGTCGACGGCTGTCGCCGCGCGCGCGTCGGCGGCGTGGCTACGCTGGCGCGTGCGCTCGACGGTGGCGCTCAGGCCGTCCAACGTGCGCTTCAACCGCGCCATGTTGGCCTTGCGTGCGGCGCGGCTGTGGGTCTTCGCGTTGCGGCTCATGCCGTGCCCTCCTCTCGCGCCGACGTTTCTGCGGCGGCCGCCTCGGCGCGCAGCAGATCCTGCAGCTGCGGATGGAAGGCCATCGCGCACTTGTGTGCCGTATCGACTTGCTCCCAGATGCCGGGATAGGTGCGCTTCAGGACGCCGGCGGCAGCCGCGCGTTGCTTCGCGTCGGTCACGTGGCCCATCCAGGCGATGGCGGTGAAGGCGATGCGCTCATACAGGCGGGCGCGCTCCGCCGGATCGACCGGGATGCCGGCGGCGCCGGGTAGGATCACCGGCGGCGGCGACAGCGATTGGGCGGCGCGCAGCAGCAGCGCGGCAAGGGTTTTCTTCAGGGAGGTCAGGTGCATGGTGTCGGCTTGGTTGGGTAAAGCCGTAGTTTCATGCCGGTTTAGAGAAAACTTAGTAAACAGTTCTTGACACCTGGCGCCGTCGGTCGGAAAACCCACCACAAGAAGCAAAACCCGTCGCGGATCACAATCGTGTTTGACGTGCAGCGATCGTGACGCCGGCGGGCCCGTCCATGGCGCCGATGTCATCGCGTCGACGCGCCAGGCGGCATGTCGTGACGCCACACTGATGGCGGCACCAGCGATGGAAAAGAGCGCGGGTCGAATTGTTTTTCGGTCCGCACAATGGATGTATCGATACGGCGCACGGTGCGTCGTCGATCAAGCGAAAGGTATCAAATGGACGTTATAGAAAAAGTGCTGAACTTCGGTCCGGCCTTCATGGAGTCGGCGGAGAAGCACCCGTCGGGCGCGGTGTTTCTCGTCGTGGTGATCTCGCTGCTGGTGGCGCTGGTCGCGGTGGTGGCCGCGCTCAAGAAGTGACGGCGGGCCGGGAGGCCGACCGGCGGGCACCGGTCGGTGTGAATCTGCTAGCGGCGCGTCGACGAAGGCGTCGAATAGCGCACGGTGGTGCTGGTGCTCTTGTAGACCGAAGGCTGGCGATAGCTCGCCGTGGCGACGGGACGGGTCGACCACGCGGACTTGGCCAGCGGCGCGGGCGCGCGCGGCGGCGCCCGGACGATGGTGGTCTTGTGAATCACGGTCTTGGTGACGGTGGCCGACGACACCGGCGCGGGCGCGACGACGGGCTGGCGGTTGGCGGTCAGCGCGTGCGTGGCCAGGCCGCCGATAGCCGCGCCCAGCAGCACGTCGCCGGCGCCGCCGTGCGGCGCTGCCTGCTGGACGATGACGGGCGCGGGCGCGGCGGCGTAGGCGACGGATACGGGCGCCGGCGCGGGCGCGTACGCCACCGGCGGGCGCGGATTGCAGGAGGCGACGGCGATGGCGATGCCCAGCGCGGCGACGGCGATCGAGGTCAGTGCAAGGAAGCGATAGGGGCTGGCGTGCAGGGATTTGAACATGGTGTGCTTTCTAAAATGATGGGTGATGCGGGGTTCAGCGCGTGAGCAGGGTCGCCGCGATCGAGGACAGCAGGCAAGCGGCCAGCAGCGCGTCGGAGATGAAGGTCAGGCGGCGCAGCTTGCCGAGCACCGCGATACGGCGCGTATATGCCTCGTAGGCATCGATCGCGGTCTGGTCGCGATCGTGGTCGCCCGTCAGCTCCGGCGGCGCATTGCGCGCGAGACGGGCGCGGGGCGCGTCATCGCCGACCTGGTCGGTGACGCCGCGAGATGCCGCCTGATCGGCGTGCTGGGCGGGAAACTTGAGATCGGCGGTAGTTACCTGGGGATAGATCATGGTGGTCCTTATGGTGGGTAAGGACGCCATTGTTGAGCTGTTTTCCGCAAAACTTAGAAAATGGGGAAGCGCACGCGCGGCGCGCCCGGAGTGTGCCGGAGTGCGCCGCGCCAATAGGGCTAGCGGCCCGCCGCCATGCTCCCGGCCTTAAGGATATTCAGGCTTTCGTCCTCGCCTGAATGCTCCAAGCTTGCACCAGTAATCAAGACGAACATGTGCAGCGTGTTCAAGTGCGCGGAAGGCAGGCGCAATGGAGTAATGGCGATGCCCAAATCATGATAGGCATTGACCAAGGTCTGGATGATGGGCTTCGCGAAAGCCGCATCGCCACGCAAGTGAATGACACTCGCGACACCGCCAACGTAGTTCTCAAAGTGATGTTCAAATTGGTCGACATATTCCTGGGCGGCCAGGCGCCGGGTATGATCGTTGATATCGATGCTCATAAATGCCTTTGACATGAAGGATTGAAAGCCAGCGGCGAGAACGCCATCCGGATAAGGCCCGCCAGTATGGCGAGAGGTGGTCGTAAAATTAATCGTCGGACGGCGAGCGGGTGGACATGATCTCGTTGTATTGCTGCAGGTCCAGCGATTGCGACTTGCCCATCTCATCCCAACGGGCCAACATGCGACTATATCGTGGCGCCATCGCGCCATGCGCGCCTTTGAGATTCTCTCCCAGCACATCAGTGTAGAGGTGGGCAGCATGCAATGCGCGGCTGTAGCTCAGCCATTCCATCTCGCTGTTGGTGTCGAAGCCCGGCCACAACGGATAGGTCACTACGTCCGTTCGATCGCCAGACAATTCGGCATGGCTTTGCTTCAGTGCGCCATACATCGCCAGCACGTCGACCAACCACGCGGTCTGGTCTGCGGTGAATTCCGGCTGCACCTGCTGCAGGATGCCGCGATAGAGGTAAGCGTGACCTTGCCTGAGATTATCGGCCAAGGCGTCGTAGTGTTCTTGCGCGGCCAGGTCGGCACCGCTGACAGCGGCCAGAATCTCGTACTGGTTGGAGAGGATCAGGCGCTCGGTATCGGTCAATTTTATAGTCATCGTTCAATTCCCTGTACGTTATGGAAACATCCACGTGCGACTGATCGCCCGGTTTGCAAGTGGGTTAATGATAATTAATTTGCATCATGCTTTGATGTTTTCATGCGCCCTACTCCGGCGTGAACGTCTGATTAGTCCCCTAATCGGACGTTGATGATTAATCACCAAAATGAGCGTATGATTTACGAATCGCCAACACTTACGGGAAAGCCATGAGCCTGCAAGACGACAAGGAATACCGCGCCGTACTGGAACTGCTGGACGGCACCGGCGCCGCCATATCACTGGTGAACAAACTGGGAAAGCTGGCCATCAGCGGCAACGATTCCACGGTAAAAATCGCAGCAGGACAGATCGCCGCTCAAATCCGGATTGTCGGCCAATGGCATGACAGTAAGAAGTTCCGCGTGCTTACCAGCATTGGATGGGATCACTACGCCGCCACCACAGGCTTCGCGGAATACAAAACATGGGTTTTGTCTTTACAAAAATACTGCATCGATGCCATCGCCACACAACGGCCTCAGTGGCAAGTCATCGCTACCGCGAACGGTTGGCATCCAGCCCCTCCCCCCCGGCCGTCGGAAACGCCACTCGTTGGAGAACTAGCCGCCGACCGACGACTGGCCGCTTCAGAGGTATTCAAGCGCCCCGCCCCCGCCTTCAAGCCCTAAGTCCCTCCCGTCGCAAAAGGAAGCAACATGACCGATCTCATGCAACAACAGCACCCCGACGTGGCCGCCCTGCGCCGCCTATTCAACATCGCCAACGATCACTCTGGGCAATGTCGCTACGTCGCGAGATTTCTATTGGGACTTTACAACGGCCAGCGCTTCCCATTCGACCTCACCGATATGCGCTGCGTTGACTCCGCAATCTTCGACGATATGATGATCGTCTTGCGAATGAATAAGCAGCCGTCACGCGAGGTGCACACCTATTTCGATAACGGAGGCGATCGCTTCGAAGCATTAGCCCACCTCTGGCGTATCCCAGACCGCGAACGCCTGCATCTCATACTTAAGCACGCCAACCTAGAAAACGATGCGCAGCTGCGGAAAGAGCGCGACGATTACGTGAGAGCAGATATTTACTAGCTCCGGCCCTCAACTCCCTTTATCATTTTCCATGCATATCGACACCACCAGCGTAGCCACCGTCGACATCGACGCCAGTATCTCGCGCGCGTATTCCAGCACCCTTTCCAAGCTCGACCGCGATCTGACGCGTCGACACTTGGAATTCGTTCTGCCATTACATCGACAACCTAACACTCATATTGAACTCATCCGGCGCGCGCTTGCAGCATTAAGGGAAAGCGAAACAGCCGGGTGGCACACACGTCCCTTGGGAGTTGTAGCAATCACCGTTGCAAGTTCATTGATCGTTGGCTTCCTACTCTATCTGTTCGGCTGGACCGGTCAATATCAATGGGGCCCTGCGGCCAAGACGTCAACCAATGATGCGCCGCCCACACAGCCCGCACAGTCCGCGCTCCCCGCCCCAGTCCCTGGCACGGTCGCAATCATCGTAGACACTAGAGCCACCGCCGCCAAACCGTCTGCAACGCCTGCAAAATAAACGACTGAAGCGCCCTGCCCCGCCATGGTCAACGCTATCAAACCATTCGGCCTCCCAGTTCCGGCGCATCGCCCAGCGACGGCCGAAGCCTCTGCCCTACTCCCTGGAGCGCTCACCAACGCGGACACCGACCAGCAGCTGATCGCGCTGTGGCTACGGCGCCCCAACCTCTCAGCCGACACCCACCGCGCCGGCGCCAAGGAAGCCAGCCGTTTCCTGATGTGGTGTTCCACGTTAAACATCGGCCTACGCGACGTCCGCTACGAGCACCTGATCGCCTACAGCGAATTCATCGCCGATCCGCAACCGGCCGACCAGTGGGTGTCGGCCGTCAAATACCCCCGCGCCGATCCACGCTGGCGGCCGTTCAGTGGCAAGCTCGGCGCTCGATCGCAGCTGCAGGCGTTGATTGTTCTCAAGGGGCTGTTCCGGTGGGCAAAGTCCGCGGACTATCTGCGCGCGGATCCCGCCCAGTTGCTCGGCCGCCTGTCACCGGATCTGCCAAAGACGGTCGAGCGGTTCCTTCCGCAGGCCGCCATTCCCTACCTGATCCAGGCGGTCGACGCGCTGCCGGCTGACAAGCCGACGCAACTCCTGCGGCGGAGCCGTGCGCGGTTCGCCATCATCGCCTACTACACGACGGCCGCGCGGTTGCGCGAGCTGGTGACCGCGCACATGGTCAGTTTTCGGTTAGACGACGGCGGCCGCTGGTGGCTACATCTGATGGGGAAGGGGAGCAGGGCGGGCAAGGTGCCAGTCCCACATGACCTCGTCGAGGAACTAAAGAAGTATCGCCGCGCATTCGGCCTGTCGCCGCTTCCCCATCCAAGCGAGAAGACGCCGCTGCTGTTGTCCACACGCGGCCCCCAACGGCCCGTGTCGAGCCGCGTCGTCGCCCGCAACGTGAATCTGGTTTTCAAGCACGCCGCCAAATTGGCAGAGGAGGGCGGCGATGTTCACTTGGCCGACCGCATTGCCAGGGCCTCAACCCACTGGTTGCGCCATTCGCAATTGACACACCAAGCCGACGCTGGCATACCTTTAAAAACAATCCAGTTGAACGGTCGTCACGCCGATATTAGTACCTCCGGCATCTACCAGCACAAAGAAGACGAGAATCGACATGCTGAAACAACCAGTTCAACCTTAGCGCTATACAGAATTATTCCCCGCGAATAATTCATAACTCATTGATTTTAAAAGGAATGCAATCAAACGAAAAAATTTAGCGTGCGGGGATGCATGGGCTCCGCCCATACCCGCCCTGCCGGGGGCTTCCTACAGCGCAAAATGTTAAAAATTCCTCTTATAACAAATCCCGCAACCCTACCCACCACCACCACCATCATCGAAAATCTTCACCGTAAAAGAGGTTAAAGACGCGCTCTTAAGATCAACAGCGCAACCCCCTGTTACCTGATGTGCACCATACTTAACATCATCCCTCGTTGCCTGTCCTCCGAGCTGTACAACAACCTGGAGGCTGGCCAGCACCTCATTGATGATGTGTTTGTAGCCGGCGACGGTTTGGCGTGACAACTTGGCCAGACTCGCGATTGCGGACTGAGTGAGTTCCGCTCCTTGTTCCTGTAGCCGCCGGCACGTGGCCCGTATCTTCGACTCCGTTGCCGTTTTGCGGACCTCATGGGTGCGCTCGGCCGCCAGCTTCTGGCGCGCGGGGAGTGGTAGGTCCTTGTCCAGCCTCATGACGCCGCGATGGCACCTTCCGCAGCCCGTGTAATGGTCCCAAGTCCACCTGACGATCGACTTTACCGTTGCACGTATCGATGACTGTGGTAAGTCGGCTGAAAACCCCATCTTGATGAAGCTGTTGCGGTTGTGGGCGTACGCTTCTACCGACCGAGCGAAGGTGGCGATGTTGCCTTGTTTGCGCTCGCGGTTGACGATGGCGTATGCATATTGCCGCACGAACTCAAACAGCAGCTCGTGGCGCGAGTGCGCGATGTCCTCCATAGGCACGCTCGTGGCGTAGGGCCGTGGCGGCGCCAGTTCGACGTATTCCGCCAACTCGCCCAATTCGTAAACGCGTGTATGTAATTCGCTGGTCTGCCACCAGCGATGACCTGGTGTCTTTGCTACCGGCCCCGAGTGGAAGCTGGTGTCCGCATCCAGTCTGCAGGCGAAAGCCTCGTAGATCGCCTTCATGTAGGCGATGGGCGCCGCGCGCGCAGCCTCGGTGGTGCAGACCGGCACGATGGCGTAGTACAGGTGGCTGTGGCCGTTGTTCCGGTTCTGCACGATCATGTTCGGCATCGGCAGGCCTGCATCCTCCCAAGCCCACGCGCGGCGGTGATCCAGGTCGAAGATCAGCCAGCTAACAAAGCCGCGACGGTTGATCTGCATGTACGGATATCGCACCGCGTACTCGCGCGGACGTTGCCGCGTCGCGGTCTTGTCGTCGCTGCAGCGTGGGAAGTAGGGCGCCTCCTGGAGGACGCGGTTGAACGCCGTGCCAGGCTGAAAGTAACGTTCCGAATTGTCGTGTATAGCCGCGATGGGTAACATCGTCCTCCCTCTGCAACACCTGAAGAAATTCAGGTTGAGCAAAGCCACCCTTGGCCGTTTTGCGACCAAAGTTATTGACATGCCATACAGAGGGGAATAAGATGAAGTTTCTGACGCCTCACCGGGAATTCCTAGCTTATTCCCCCCTGTATGATTCAAATGATTTAAAAACGCCCCGACGCCAATCGGGGCGTTTTGCTTTTTGGCGATTATTCGCTCATTTTAAAATCCTAGTTCCAAATATGCGAAAACCCAGCATCTGCTGGGTTCGTGGTTTACTGGTTTACGTGCAATTATTCGCGGGGAATAATTTGCAAGTCATTGATTTCATTGGGAATTTTAAATACTTATACATTCCCGGTGCCTTTGTAGCTCTTTGCCAATTCACTCAGGGCATTGTTGACTACTTCCTGAGCCTTTTCCGCAGGAATTCCCAAATCTTTAAATTCAATTACCATTGCCTTTTCTCTCAAAATGGTAACATAGCATTCATTGCCGGTGGGGGAATTAATTACCGCGCGGCGTGCCTGCTGCTGCGCATTTCGTTGGGCCTTTTCCGCACTCGACTCAGCTATCTTAGCCGCTTTGCGCTTGATGTCCGCAACTTCACCCGCTAGCCATTTGGACAGCTGCCCCTGATCCATGCCATCATTAAATCGCCGAATGCCCTGTAGGACCAATTCTGAGTGATCTGGATATTCCTTCCATAGTTCAGCCACCACGGCCGCAGTCTTGGCTCCGAACAGAGCGGGCTGGGCATCGAGCAGCGCACGCACTGGAGCGGGCAATTGCAGCATCGCCAGCCCTTTAGATACAGTCCCTTGCGAGAATCCAAACATTTTGCCCACGGCGGTTTGCGTCTTGGCATATCCCTTATCTAGGCTGTGCTGGAAGGCGCGCGCGTACTCGTACTCCGTAGGCGGAGCCCCCGTATTATCAAGCATGCACGCAACGTCGGCTTGCGCGTCCGTCAGATCTTTATACACCCCGCGAAGCTCCACCCAACCCTTGCTGAGTGCTCCGTACTTGCGGGTATGTCCTTTGATCAGTTGGAGCCGGCCCGGAATACTGCTGCGCCGGAATTCGACGGCATCAATCTGCCCTTGGTCTTCCAGCTGGTCGCCGACCTCGTCGACGCGCGCAGGATCAATCATCAACCGCGTCTGATAGGGGCTGTCATCCAGCAGATCCAGTCGGATCATATATTCGCGGCCGTCTATTAGTCCGTCGACGGGCAAGTCTTCCACGCGATCAAAGTTGGACGACGGCTTTGCATCGGCTGGCACATGCACTTTGCCTGCGGCTACAAGGCCCGAAAATTTCAGTCCGGGCTTGTTCATGCTGCATCCTCAGTCAGAACGTTGCCACCAAAGCGGATGTCGTATCGGCGAACCAGAGATTTTGTCAGATCGATGATATCGCGTGCGCCGATCGAATTCGGCTCCTTCTCCAACACCGGGCCATTGGTGTGTAGGTTATCGGGGTCGGTTTCGCGCAGAAAGCCAACGAAATCGCGCACGATAGTGTCGTTGAGTTTGGACGGGTACTTTGCGGCCAAGTGGTTCGCGGCAACGGTATGGGGTTTTTTCGATTGGTTGTATTTGTTGACCACAATATGCACATCCAGTTCGATATGCGAGCGCTTGAAGGCCTCATTAATCTCGCGCACATTGTTGGCCAGCACGTCCAACGCAGCAATGGCTTGTCCCTCTGGGCTGACGACGGTCAGCAGCGTCTTGGCTGCCACCATGAACGTCGTTGCGAGAAGCGATGCACCTGGTGCCGAATCGATCACAATCACGTCGTACTTGCTGAAGAATTCAATCTCCGCTTCCAGCAGGCGCTGGAAGGCGAATTCACGGTTCATAACGCCGGTAAGCCAGGTATCATCTGCCATCGTAATGTCTGCAGGGATCAGATCCAGCATGCCGCCTGCATAGATCGAGCGGACGGCTTCCTCCGGGCGGGCAGTTTCGCCACGATGCATCCTTTGCATCAGATGCGCGACATGTACGATATTCTCTTTCTCCCAACTGATGCCGAAGAGGCCGGTCAGTGATGCTTGCGGATCGCCATCGATTAGCAGGACGCGATACCCGGACAGCGCGAGGCAGCTGGCGACATTGCCGGTAATAGTGGTCTTCCCCACGCCGCCCTTGGCCATGCGGGCGTCGATTATCGGAGGGAGGCTCAGCGAGCGGCCTGTGTTGCTCGGGATGCCAAGCAGGTCCATGCGTATCTGCCTGATTTCTTGGGCGGTATACAGCTTGTGGGCGTTGCCCTCGGCTTCCCGGTAGCGAGTTCGGAAAGTCTTGCTGGTGCCTTGGAAGCCGGTCAGCTCCATGGCCAGCTTTGGCTTGATCCCTTCGAAAGAGCGCATTACTGTCCTCGGTTCAATATTTAGTGGTGTGATCATATATTCGCCAAAGGATCTTTTCAAGAGAAAACGTCAATAAAAAGGGAAACTAATATAAAAAAGACTCAGCCGGCTAAAAATCAGTCGCACATTTTGCCGTTGCGAGGGCGTCGATAGCGCCACGCAGGGTCGGATGCCAAGTGTCATGACCAAGAATTCGGAACGCAGCCTTGCCGCAGTCAGTGCCCCGGACGAAGCCGCCAGCGTGCTCCAGCATGTTGAGCCGAAGAGTGTCGCCGGTCGCATCAGGGATCGGTGTGCCGGGGCGGTGCTTGCGCGCGCGTGTCAGGATCAAGGATCCCGGATTCGGACAGTGGGCCGGCAGAATCGCTGGCAGGGGCCAGGGCGCGCCCTGGGCGCACGCGATCAGCTCCTGCGAATACTCGACCATCGATAGCCTGTTGAAGTGGAACAGCGGCTCGCCCCGGTCGGAGGAGTGCGCGTTCGCGCGATCGCGCACCATGCTGTCCGTTATCACGTAGGGGATGTGCATGACGGGGAGGGCGTCGCGTTTCATGCCGCCTCGGCGACCGTCTTCGATTTCATGGCGGCGTCCAGCGCCTGCGGCCACGGCGTGCCAGCGTCGAACCACTTGAAGTCCATCGGATCGCCTGGCAGAGAGTTGCGCAGCTTCATGCGGCCGCCGGCGACTTCCCAGTAGATCATCGGCAGGACGTGTTCCAGGTACTCGCCGTTCTTCGACTGCACCGCGATGCAGGTCCGCATCTGGTCCAGCACGTGGACGGGATCGAATTCGGAGTCCGGGGGCAGGCCGGCGGCGGCGGCGATGCGGGTGTACAGCCGCTCGACCATCTGCTCGGCGGTCGTCTTGCCGACCTCCCCGAGCGAGGTGCGGATCGCGTCGACGCATTCGTCCGCGTGCCCGGTGTCGATGCCGTCGTCCGACAGGATGGCCTCGACCATGATCGAGGCCGCCTTGTCCATGATCGTCTGCTGGGCGGCGACGCGCGCCTGCAGGGACTCGATCCGGTCGGCGGCCTCGGCGGAAAGGGGGAGGGAGGTCGCGGCGCGCAGCTGCGCGATGAGGTCGTTCATATGGATGTCGCTCACAGGGGTCAGGTAAGGGGTGATCGCCAGCAGCAGCGCGTCGCGATAGCCGCCGAGCGTCAGGAAGGTGACCGCGTAGGCGTCGCTGGCGATCAGCGCGCGGACAACGCGGCCGGCCGGGCCGGGGCCGCGCGGGATGGCGCTGAGCAGGGCGGCGCGGTAGGCGGCCAGCGACACGTACGCCGCCGCATGGCCGTCGCTGGCGACCAGCGCGTGCAGCTCGCGCAGCGCCTGCGGGTCGTCAGGCGCCGGCGCGGTGTGGCCGCCGGCCACGAATCAGCCTTCGGCCGCGGCCACGGCCGCTTCCGGCTGCGCCGCGCCGTCCGACGCGTCGCCGGCGTCGTGGAGTTCGGTGACGGTGTCCTGCGGCGGATGCTCGATCAGGTGCTGCGCCTGGCCGAATTCGGTCGGGATCATGCCCGCCTTGTTGGGCTGCATGTAGGTCATGGTGACGCCGGACGCCTCGCTGAGCGGGACCGACACGGCCACCAGGGCGGGGAAACCGTAGTGCTTGCAGCGGCGCAGCAGCGCCTGCAGCGCCGGATCGATCTGGTTGCGGTAGGCTTGTTGCGCGTCGAATTTCGGCTTGCCTTTGGTGTTGCTCTTGGTCTTGCTCATGCTGATCCTGTCGGGTTAGAAATTGGTGAAGGGTGGAAGGGCCGGCGCCGCGCGGTGCCACCAGTTGATGCCCACCACGATGATGACGACCACCAGGGACGCGATGGACCATGTGCGCAGCTCGACGGAAGACATCGGCTGTGCGCATGGCGGGGTGTGACTGCTGCTGCAATTCATATGGCTATCCCTTGGTCTGGCGTGATGGGGTGCGTTTGGAAATGAAGTAGCCGACGCTGAGCGCGCCGGCGATGTATGCGCCGGCGAGCCAGGCGGCGAACGTACTGAGGGTGATCAGAAATGTCATGTGGTGGGATTTCCCGGTGACCACGTACCATCCGGTGACGGGGAAGGCGGCCGCGATGCCCCCCGGCGTAACTTCTGGCTGTCGAGCGGCGCCCGGACCCAGTCGTATCGCGGCCATTTTTCCCGCCGCCGGGTGGCGCGGAGCCGCCCGAAGCGCAAAATTTACAATAATTTATTTCAGAGCACAGGAGTATATATCAATTTTTTATTGCAATACTGAGTGCTTGATGGGAATGTTGCGTGATGGACTCGGGGAGGTTGTGGCGCACTGTGATGCGGCGAGAAAAGGCGAGACGGGCGCCCGGAGCTTCAGATCAGGCCGCGCCATGCGGCGGCCTCGCCGATGGCCGCGTTGGTCGACACGCCGAGGCGCTCCCTGATGCCGGCCAGGCGCCGGTCGACGGTCGCGCTGCTGATGCCGAGCTGCGCGCAGATCTGCTTGCGGCGGTTGCCCTGCCTGAGCATGCGCATGACGATGATTTCTTCGGGATCCCAGGTGCCGGGATCGGCGGGCCGGGGCGGTGACGGGCGCGGCGCGGTGCGCACCGCCGCCGGCGCGGCGCGGGGGAGCCGGCGCGCCGAGTGCAAGAGCACCCATGGTTTCCAGTCGTGGCGGCGGCGGATCCGCCGCAGCGCGTGGCTGGCCAGCGCGGCGTCGGGAAGCGAGACGCCGTCGGCGAGCGTGAGGACGACATTGCTGGTGATGCCGCGCGGCGGTACAACAAACTGTTTCAGATCTTGGTCGAAATACCAATGCCATTTAACCCACACCTCGGGGTTACCCTCTCCCGTCCAGACACAAAATCCCGCCAGTTCGGCAGGAATGATCCGTTTAATCTGTGCAAGAAAGTCCTGATCGATTTCTATCAGAAGGCTTTTTTGTTTGATGGCGTTGAGGGTGGAGCGCGTCAGCCAAGCCGCGCCCGTGATAGGCGGCGCCACAATTGTTATCAGTCTGTCCGAGGACGTGATGCAAATTCATCACGCGTGACATTGTAACAGTGATGCTTCATGATGACTTTTAGTCGTTGCTCAGACACCATTTGTAGTGCAAAGTTGCAACCGTTTTTTCACACACATAAATAGTCAGGTCACAAAAAAATGAAGTTGGTTTGTACACAGGAGGGTATTGCCGATGAGCTTATCATGGGCATGACGCAGGACGCCGCACAGCTGGCGATGGCGCGACTATTCGGGCAGATTTCCCCCGCGTCGCAGGCGTTCCTGCTGGGGGTGGCGATGGAGTTGGCGGAGGAGGACCCCCAGCCAAAAAAGCCGCTGCGCGCGCGAGGCGGCGCTGCGGGCGCGTTGCAGTTAGTCGTCGGTTGAGGGCGGCTCCGGAGGGCGCTCGTCCTCGGGCAATTTCTCCATCCGCTTAGCGGCGGCCAGCAGCTGTTTCTTGCCGAGATCGGTTCCCTGTCTGAAGTCGTTCAGCAGCGGAACCTCCCGATCCGATTCCACCCACATCAGGACGAACTTCGGCCCCGGCGCCGGCGGCGGCGTATCGGCGGCCTCGCCGAAGCGCAGATGGCTCGGCGTCGTGCCGAGCCAGCCGGCCAGTTTTTCCAATTGAGTGCCGCGCGGCATCTGCATGCCGCCCAACCATTTGCTCACCGCTTGCGGCGTCACGCCCATCGCGCGGGCACAGGCCGAGGCGTTGCCATCGGCCTTGATTTGCAGCAGCGCCTTAAATCTGGCGGCGAATTCTGCATGCGGGGGTAGTTGATTCTGTTTCGTCATCGCAATAGCTTACAACGTTTCGTTGTAATCAGCACTTCAATAATAAATTGTAAAATTTGCCCGCATGCTTTAATATTTTGTTTCAAACAATTGGGCTACGGCAAAAATGGGCAACCTTCAGGAGCGCGGTATCGATATCGCCGTTCGACTGGCTGGCGACAGTCAGAGTGCGCTCGCGCGCCTGATTGGGGTCAAGCCACAGACCGTACAGAAGTGGGTGGCGGCCGGCAAGCCCACCCCCGAAGGGTGCCGCGCGATCGAGGTTGTTTTTGGGGAGCGTTGCACCCGCGTCATGCTCGATCCGCACCTGTTCGGCACGATCGAAAAGTAGCGCGCGCGCAACAGAAGTCAGTTTTTCATTGTTTTATAGGACCAGTAATGACCGAAGCAGCACGCACGAATGGCGACAGCCTTGATTCAGAGGCAATAGACTTTGCCCGCATATATGTTTTCGATACAGAAACAGTATCGCCGCAAACACAGGAAATTGCACGGAAAAATCAGTCGGTAATTTTGCGCAATTGCCGCGAAGGGACCGCCGGCGCCACCGCGCGCGCGGTCGGCATGAGCGATTCCAGCTTCTCGCGCTGGCTCAACACCGGCCCCATGGCCGTGGCCGCCCTCATCCTGGCGCAACTGGGGCTGAAGGTGGTGCCGGCCGACGCCGTCGTCTTCATCCAGCCCGAAGAATTCAACTAATGCGCCGCCCGGTCACCCGCCCAGGCGGCATCGCATCGCCGGCGCCCTCGCCGGCATCGCCGGGATAGCCGCCCCACGCTAATTCCTGGACGAAAAAAAAGCCCGACTGCAATCGAGCTTTTTCCTTGCCACTATCTACTGATCAAACAAATGAACCCCTCAACTGTAGCACAGTCGGCGCCCCCTTGCCGCGACGATATCTTATTGTTAATTTCTGAAAGCCGCAATCCGGTCAGCGCGCGGGAAATCCGTTTCCGCCTGGCCGGCGGCGACCAGCATCTGCTGCGGGAGATCACCGCCGTGGTCGACCGCCTGATCGAGGAGGGCGTCATCGACTACGAGCAGCGCCGATCCGACGTCAAGCTCTACTTCCTGGCGACGAAGCCGCCCCGGCTCTACTTGCGCGAGGTGCGCGCCGACGCTCCGCCGCCGGTGCGGGCGCTGGCGCAAAATTCATGGTGCTCGATGCTGGGCGGCGTATGAAGCGCGACGCCTTCACCGAGCAACTGGATCTGGGCGACGAGCAGCTGGCCGACAACTTCGCCGGCGGCGGCGGCGCCAGCACGGCGATCGGGATGGCGTACGGGCGCGAGCCGGACATCGCCATCAACCACGACGGCGAGGCGCTGTGCATGCACGCGGCCAACCATCCGACCACCCTGCATTGCCGCGAAGACGTCTTCCTGATCGACCCTGCAAAGGTCACCAAAAACCTGCCGGTCGGCATGGTGTGGTTCTCGCCGACCTGCACGCATTTCTCCAGGGCCAAGGGCGACAACATCCTCAACCAGAAAATGCGCGGCCTGGCATGGGTCGTCTACAAATGGGGCGTGTATGTGGTGCCGCGCACCATGTTCCTGGAGAACGTGCCGGAATTCATCACCTGGGGGCCGCTCAACGCCAAGGGCAAGCCGATCCCGGAGCACCGGGGCCGCACCTTCAGGGCATTCGTCGACGGTCTGACCACCGGCCTGTCGCCGGATCACCCCGACGTCGAGGAAATCGAGGCGGCGTTGGGCAAGGACTTCCCGATGTCGGCGTTGTTCCGCGGCTTGGGCTACAAAGTCGAGTGGCGCAACCTTCACGCCCATCATTTCGGCGCGGGAACGCGACGCAAGCGGCTGTATATGGTCATGCGGCGCGACGGCCTTCCGATCGTCTGGCCGGCGCCGACGCATGGCCCGGCCGACTCGCCCGATGTGCTGAGCGGCAAGCTGCTGCCAGAGGACGTCACCGGCGACCACCTCGACTGGTCCAATCCTTGCCGCTCCATCTTCGATCGCCCCAAACCGCTGGTCCCGCCGACGTTGCGCCGGGTCGGCCGTGGCTTCGAACTTTACGTCAAGGATACCGATACCCCCTATATCGTCAACGACAAGATCGCCGCCGCCCTGGTGCAAACCGGTTACGGCGAGGCGCCCGGCCAGAAGCCGCGCGCGATGGACCTGCGCCGGCCGCTGGGCACCATCGTCGCGGGTGGCGGCAAGCACGCGTTGATGGCGGCCTCCCTGATCCAGTATTACTCGGGCGGCGGCCAGAACAGCAGCGCCGCGCGGCCATTGCCCACCATCGTCACCAAGGCCCGCATCGGCGTCACCACCGCCACGTTGGAGCCGCATCAGCCCGGCGAGGTGATCCAGGCCGCCCACCTGGTGGGAATCGACAACCAGAGCAACGCGAGCGGAAGCTGGAGCGCCGGCGCGCCGCTGACCACGATCACCACGGAAAATCGTCACGCGGTCGTCGTCAGCAATCTGGTCAAGCTGCGCGGCACCAGCCACGCGGCGGCCGCCAACGAGCCGCTGGGCACCATCAGCGCCGGCGGGCTGCACCACGGCGAGGTGCGCACCACGCTGGAGAGCGTCGGCGTGGAGGACACCGCCGCGTACCTGCGCCGGCGCCAGCAGATCCGCGAATTCCTGTGGGAATACTGCCCCAGCCTGCACGGCGTCGAACAACCCGAACTGGTGATGATCCGGGGCCAGTTGATGGAGGTCACCGACATCGGTCTGCGCATGTTGACGCCGCGCGAGCTGGCCAACTGCCAGGGATTCCCGCGCGACTACATCCTCGACCCGTACTACAGCTACGTCAATCACCGGGGCAAGACCATCATCAAGCGGCTGCCGCAGCACGCGCAGATACGCATGATCGGCAACAGCGTTTCGCCACCGCCGGCGGTGGCGCTCATGCGCGCCAACAATCGATACGAGCGCCTGATGGCGATGGCGGCATGAACGCGTTCAGCCACTTCATCGCCCAGCAGATGGCCCAGCCGCAGATGACGGCCGCCGGCCGCCACGCGCGCGTCACGGCGGATCCGGCGACCCTCGGCGACTTGGACGCCGCCGCCCTGGACTTCATCCGGACGCGGCCCGAGTGCGGCGTCGGCGCCATCGCGGCCGAGCTGGGCGTCGACGCGCCGTCGCTGTATCCGGTGCTGCAGAAGCTGCGGCGCTGCGGACTGGTCGTCATCGCCGGGCGCGTCGGCAACGGCAACCTTTGGAAGGCCGCATGATCATCGGCTACACCACCACCATCGACGCCTACCGCGCGCGCACCTTCGCCAGCCCGCCGATCGTGCTGCGCAAGCGCAAGTGCGCGTGCGGCAAGCAGGTCAACGCCAAGCAGCTGGCGCAGTACGGCGCCTGCGTCGGCTGCTACCGGGCGCACGTGAAGCGAAGCCGCGACGTCGCAGCACAAGAACACTTTGAACAGGCCCATCAAGAGGCCCGCACCACAACGGAAACCAAGGAATTAATACCAGCATGAACCAGTCAGCAACAGCAATGAACATGCAGTACGGGGGGCGCACATGAACCACGCCTTCGATATCGAGCACGCCCGCCAATACGGACTGCCCGAGGCCGTCATGATCAGCAATTTCCAGTTCTGGATCGCCAAGAACCGCGCCAACAAGGAGAACGAGCACAACGGCCGCACCTGGACCTACAACAGCATCAAGGCCTTCACCGACCTGTTTCCCTACCTGTCGGCGGGCCAGATCCGCCGCACCCTGGACCGCCTCGTGGAGCTGAAGGTGCTGATCACCGGCACCTTCAACGAGCGCGCCGTGGACCGCACCAAATGGTATGCGTTTTTCGACGAATGCATTTGGCTGCCGCAACAAAACCATTTGCCGAAATCGGCAAATGCATCTGCCGATTCCGACAAGTCCCTATATAAGACAGATGTAAACACAGATGTAAACACAGATACAGCGCCCGCCGAGCGGCCTGTTTCGCGGCCTGGACGGGCGTCGGCGGGCAAGGCGAAACCCGTCGCGGCGGAACCGAAATTCGACCCCGAGGCGGTATTGATCGCGGCCGGCGTGCCCGCGCAGCAAATCGCCGACTGGTTCGCCATCCGCCGACTCAAGCGCCAACCCTTCACCCTGACGGTATGGGAGCACATGCAGGATGAGGTCGCCAAGGCCCGCATGACGATCCCCGACGCGGTGAAGTGGTGTTGCCTCAGGGGCTGGGCCGGCTTCGAGGCGCGGTACATGGAGTCGCGTGGCGGAGCGGTCGCCAACGTCAACGGCGGCGCGGCGCAGGGCGGCTCGCACTTCGACGCCAGCATGGAGGCAGCGCGCAGGGCCAAGGCGTTGCTGTTCCCGCCGGGAGCGGGCCAATGATTCCGGACGACTACGACCTGTTCATCAGCAAGGTCGCGGCCGTGCTGGAGGGCAAAGGCAAGCGGCTGAGCGATACCGGCGCCGGCATGTGGTGGGCGGCGCTCAAGGGCTTCGACATCGAGGCGGTCAGCGACGCGATCGACCGCTACATCCGCAGCGGCGATGGCATCTACAACTTCACGACCAACCACGTCGTCGAGCTGATCGAAGGCGGCAGCGTCGATTCGGCCAAGGAGGCGTGGGCCAAGATGGACAAGGCCGTGCGCCTGGCCGGCCCATGGGCCGACGTCATCTTCGACGACGCCATCATCCACGCCGTCATCGAGGACATGGGCGGCTGGGCAGGGTTCGGCCAGAAGAAGGACAGCGAGTGGCCTTTTGTCGCCAAGGACTTCGAAACCCGCTATCGCGGCTACAAGCTGCGCGACAACCTGGGCGACTACGCGCCACGCATCCTGGGCGCGATCAGCACCCACAACGGCGCGATCGGCGGGCCGACGCAGGATCCGGTGCTGATCGGCGACGTGCGCAAGATCGCCGCCGTCATGGGCGGAGGATCCGGCGCCGCCAAGATCGGCTTCCACCGCGCAGGCGCCGAGCTGATGGCGATGCTGCCGCAGTTGGCCAAGCAGCTGTCGGGGCCGCCGCCCAAGCTCAACATCATCGGAATACCATTCAATCAACAAGGAAGAAAAACAGCATGACCAAGCCACTGATCACCAAAGAGCAAATTCAAAAAGTCAACGACCTGCTGGATCTGGTCATCGAGAAGCTGGGCCTGAAGAACGACGCCGCCCTGTCGCGCGCCTTGGGCGTGGCGCCGCCGGTCGTCTCCAAGACGCGGTCGGGCGACCTGGGCGCGACGCCGACGCTGCTGGTGCGGATCCACGACGCCTCGGGCATGCCGTTCACCGACATGCGGGAGAAGCTGGGCATCCCGCCGCTGACGCCTCCCCATGGAACCATGTGACCTGTGCCTGAGCCCCTCGGGGCGCTACCACGCGCACCGGGAATGCTGCCAGATCCGGCTGCTGTCGACGATGCCGCAGCATGCCCGCGCCGCCGCCTACGAGCGCACCAAGGCGGTCGGCGGCAAGGCGGCCATGGAGCTGCTGCGGCAGAAGGTGGCGGCCGAATATCAGCGGCTGAACGGGGCGCGCCTCGCCGCGCACAAGGCGAAGATTCAATCATTGAAGAACTTGATAGGAGCGGCACGAGCATGAGCAGCAAACGAAACGGCGGCGCCCACGGCGCGAAGAAAAAGCGCAACAAGACCTACAAACCATACCAGCCGAAGCATGGCGTCATGGCGGGCGGCATGATCGCCCTGGCTGAGAACCAGGAGCGCGTGGGGCAGGTCGCCGCATTTATTGAAAATCACGACAAGCCATACAGCGAAGACGATCTAAGCGACCTGGCCCGCACCTACTGGCTCGCGTTCGACCAGCTGAAAATGGGCGCCGCCACCGAGGAGATATGGTCGACCGTATGCGCATCGATCAACATGGCGACGCTGCTGTGCGAGCGGGGGATCGGCGAGGAGCATTTGCCCGTGATGTCCCTCGCCCTCGACGCCATGTTCAGCGCGCAGCAGCGCGGCGAGCGGGTAGGCGCTTACCGCCTCGACGGCGATGGATTGCGCGCGGTCACGGAGGCCCTGCAAATACACGATGAGCAGATGCGCCATGTGACGCCGATCGACATCATGCGCGCCGACGACGAGCGCATCCGCCGCGAGCGGGACGGGGAAATCAGGACCGCCAAAGGCAGCCTTCATTAACAGCCGGCCGGCGCGGCCGGCCATCCCAACGACAGCGAGCACAGACCATGTTCCGATTCCCTGAAAAAAACTCACGCGGCGACCAGATCCTCAAGGCGTTCCACCAGCACGGCCCGATGACGATCTATCAGGGCGTGGAAAAGCACGGCGAGTTCCCTACCTGGCGCGTGCCGGACGGGATCCACCACAACAGGATGATCGAGCTGTACTGCGAGCTGGTCGACCGCGCGTGCCTGGTGCGCGAGAACATCCTGTACCGGCTGTCGGTGCGCGCCCAGCAGCACCTCGACAAGCTGGCGGCGCCGCAACAGCCCGGCCAGATCGTGCCGCCGCGCGTGCGCAACTTCCTCGCCAAGGTCAAAAGCTTCGGCAATTCCCCCTTCCAGCCGCACTGCCTGTCGCTGTGACGACTCTTTTCTAAGTTTTCGCCGAACCGCTCTTAGACTGCATCCCGAAATGACCGTGGAGAATGTCTAAGATGAAAAATCGCGATCCCATCGCCGAGTATTGCCAAGATTGGGTGCGCTGGTCCCAGACCCGCACCTTCTACATGCGACCGCCCGCGCAGGGGCTGCTCGCGCGCCTGCAGCCGAGCAAGTCGTCGGGCGTCGAGCCCAACGCCCGCAACCATCCGGACATGCAGTATTTCAACATGGCGATCCACACGCTGGCCGACATGCCGCGCTGGCGCACCGAGTGGGCGACCTTCAAGGCGCACTACATCGGCCCCGCGCAGGTGGTCAAGCGCGCCGCCTCCGACCTTGGCATCGCCTCGCGCACCTACTACGACCACCTCAAGCGCTTCTCCAAGGCCGCCCACGACATGGCGCACAGCATTAAGCGGGTGCACGAGCGGCTGCACGCCGCCACGCCGGAGGAGCGCGCCGCCTGCGTCGATTAGCCGGCGCCGCCGGCCTCCACGGCCACGACACTTCATCCAACTCACACAGGCGCGCCCCGGCGCCCGCAACCGCATGACATACAGAACCTTCAAGGTGGGCAAGGTGTACCACTACCGTTTCCAGGTGAAGCCGTTCGCCCGCGTCCAGCGCAGCACCCGCGACACCGACAGGAAGCGCGCCGACGTCGTCGCCCGCAAGGCCTACGACGCGGCGGTCGTACGCTCCAACGGCGGCCAGCCGTTGCCCACGCTCGCCGAGCTGGCGGCCGACTGGATGACGGTGCATGGCCCGGTCGTCAGCGCGGCGCACCTCGGCAGCGTCGACGTCGTCGCGCGCCGGCACCTGTACGACCTGGGCGACGTGCGCATCGACCAGCTGGACACGCTGCGCATCGAGACGGCGCGCAACCGGCACCTGACGACGCACCAGCCGTCGAGCGTCAACCACTGGCTGCGGATCCTCAAGCTGATCGTCAAGTGGAGCGTCAAGCGCAAGATGCTGCCGGCGCTGCCGTGGGACGTTCCGATGATCAAGCTGCAAAAGAAACCCCGCAAGACACTGCCCACTATCACCACGGCCGACTGGCTCGCCGCGGTGAACGCGGTGACGCACCGCGATCCGGGCGTGGCGCTGTGCATCCGCCTGATGTACGGGCTGGGCCTGCGCGAATCGGAGGCCGGCGGCGCCCGCTGGGAGTGGCTGGACTGGGCGCGCCGCACCTACACGCCCGGCGAGACGAAGGGCAGGGAGGCGGTGGCGCTGGACGTGCCCGACTGGCTGATGGACGACCTGGCGCCGCTACGCAAGGATGAGGGGCTGATGGCGCCGCGCATCCAGGGCACGCGCAAAGGCAAGCGCCGGCCGAGGAATTTCTCGTACACCGCGATCCGCAAGGCCAACCTGATGTGCCGCACTCCAGGCATCACGCCGCACCGTCTGCGCGGCACCTTCGCCACCGTCCTGATGGAAACCGGCGCGCCGCTGCACGAGGTGCAGGAGACGCTGCGCCACAAGAGCCCGCTCACCACGATGGGCTATCTGGAGAAGCATCGCGGCAACGTCAAAAAGGCGCAGGGAAAGATGGCCGAAGCGACCGGATTGGCGCGGCGCGAAAGTGGCGAAGACCTCCCCGCCGGGCCGCATGGATAAAGACTTTACGCTTTATCAACAGTCATACCCGTAGAAACAAACAACTAATTTCATTAAGGAAAAACGCCCATGTTTACGCCCGTCTATTTCGCCCTGCTGAACCATCTAAATGCAACCACTGCAACCGCCGAAGGACACAATTCCGGCGAGTGTTCCACGGCGACGATTCCAGCACCAGCCGAGCAGCTAGACGGCGCGAAAGAAAGCCCGCCGGTACAGCGTCTTATCGAAATCCGCACACCGATTTATCTCAAGGCGATCCGACGCTGAGCGCTGGTTTCCCAGCACCACACAGAGCGCTCAAAATCGGGCGTTTTCGGAGGTTGCATTGGAGGGGGTTACAGGTTTGGTTGCATTTCGCGTTCCCCTGTAACCGCTGGCTAAAGAACAACATCACTCAACGACTCAAGGAATTGCAATAAATGAACCGCCAACACCTCTACAAGGCGCGCCGCGTCTCCGACTATCGCAATCGACAACCAGAACTGATCACGGTTCCCGTCGCACACCGCTGGGCATCGCTCATGAGCCCCGACGGCGTTGACCTTGAGGACGTTGCCCGGCAGACGTTCAGCAGCTGGATGACTACCAACCCCGACGAGCTGGCGGCCGTTCATCTTGGTGAGATCACGTTCACCGCCGGATCCAGTCACCACGTTGCCGGACTCGTAGGAATATGGGACGCTGAAACAGGTGGCAACCTATTGTTTAGCTACGTCGTTCCTCAGGCGCGCCTCTCGCTAGGCGGAAGCTATATTGCGCCCTCCGTCATGGTTACCTGCGACTGACAGGGTGAGCATCGAGATCACTAGCGGCATGAAAAACTGTCGCGCGGGAGCGCTTAGATGAGTATTGCCGACCGAAAGAACTTTGAAGTCACCAACGTGCGCGGCCGGAAATGGGATTCCGAATACGACTATCGCATGTATGCGGGCATGCTATCCAGAGAGAAGGGAAATTTCACGGTTGTGACCGAAAACGGATACCCGCTGTTCGGATGTGCTGGCGCTCCTGGTGAGAGCGCGACATGGGCCGTCCGTGGCTGGTTCGCTCACCCGTTAGATGGATCAATCGCAGCGCCCAGACTCCCATGGCTAGAAGAGTGGCCACCGCTAAAACCGGGCACATGCGATCTGTGGTGACCTCATGCGCCTATTTTCCAAGTTTTCGGAATAACGGCTATATCCTCGCGGCTCACTCAAGCGCGTCACAGCGTACAACCCAAAGGAAACCTGATGTCCCTCATCTCCAGTACCATCAACACCGTCGGCGAACGCTTTCGTGCCATCAACCTGAAATCGTCCAAGCGCCTGGCTGTCGCGGTCGTGGCCGGCATCGTCGCGATCGCCTACTGGCCAGTCCATAGCGTCCCAACCGGCTCGCGCGGCGTCATCACCCAGTTCGGCGCCATCAGGGGCATTGAGGGCGAGGGCGCCGTCTTCCTGTTCCCTTGGCAGAAGATGGCGCTGTTCAGCGTGCGCGCGGAATCGGCCAACGTGGATGGCGCTGAAGGTAGCACCAGCGACCAGCAGCCCGTCAAGGTCAGCATGACCGTGCGCTACAACATCGCCAGCAACCGCGTCGCCGATGTCTATGAACAGTACAGCCACGACGGCGACCTGTCCTCCTATGTGCAGACCGCCACGCAGGAAGTGTTCAAGGCCATCACCGCGAAGTACACCGCTCCGGAGCTGATCGCGCAGCGCGCCAAGGTATCGGCCGACATCAGCGCCGCCCTGAAGGTGAAAATCTCCCTGTACGGCGCACAGGTTATCAACATCGACATGCGCAGCTTCTCGTTCTCCCCTGACTACATGAAGGCCATCGGCGACAAGGTCACGCAAGAGCAGCTGCGCTTGGGCGCCGAGAATAAGCTGAAAACGGTTGAGGCCGAACAAAAGCAGAAAGTAGCCGTGGCCGAAGCGGAAGCGAGCGCCCAGCGCGCCACCGCCGACGGTCAGGCATATGCCGACCTGAAGGTCGCGACCGCGCAGGCCGAGGCGCTCAAGATCCAGAGTCAGGCGCTGGCGCAGAGCAAGGACGTGCTGGAGCTGCGTCGCATCGAGGTGGAACAAATCAAGGCTAACCGCTGGGACGGCAAACTGCCGCAGGCGATCTATGCGGGCGCACCGATCCCATTCCTGAACATGTCGAAGCAGTAATCGCGGTCACCCTACAACTGCCACTGAACCCATGAACTCGTCCCGTCCCTTCCGCCGCGACACCGTCCACAGCCTCGTAGGCCCGCTGAAGTGCCCAACCGCCGCTGCCACGCTTGCCGTGGTACTGGTGGCGATCGCCAGCCCCGCTCTTTTGGCGGGCCTGATTGCCTGGGCGCTGTGGCCGCGCCGCAAGCCTACCTCCGACGAACTGGCGGCGATCGAGTGCGCCAAACTGGACCGCTTCAATGAAACAATCTTGAGACTACAGCAGCTTAATACGGTCGCGCGTGACGTCATGCTGGCGGAGGAGGCCGCCAACCTGACCCTTCCCCATACTTTCACGCCGAAGGCAGGCGCCCAAAGCGACGGCCGCTCATTCACGTTGTACGCGATCGACCTGAAGCAGCACATGGCCCATGTGTCACCAATCGGAGGCAACCATCCTTCCGGCTGGGTTCATACCGACATCCTGGCGAGCGCAATTGACCTGTACGGCTACCAGCTGGGCGATATTACTTTCTCGCTGATCGAACAGATCGAGCGCCCGAAGAAATGAGCGCTATCAGTCAATCCCGCATCGAGCGCATGCGTGCCGTCACCACCGCGCGCCGGATCGTCACCGCAACGCCTGTCAAAGTTAAGCTGAGGGCATTTTTGTCGTTACACTGGCACGTGCCATCCTCCCAGTGCGAAGATAGCGACGTCGATCCTGCGGACGAGGTGAACTTCTCAGGCTATCAGCGCATGCCGGTAAATGTCGTTGAGCGTGAGGGCTTGGATATCTACGGGCGTAGGACCGTTGGCTTAGATGCCGACGTCACTTTCCCTCCGTACAAAGGCGAGTACCCCGTCGTCATTACTCACATCACGCTATGGGAGGCTCATAGATTTATTCCCTGGAAATTCCGACTTCGCCTCCCCCACACTTGCATACTGAACCCCGGCGATCACCTGACTTTCACGCCGGGCGCTATCACAGTGCCAGCTCCTCAATATTGGGATCACGGATGTCCAAACCTACCAAAAAGCTAATCCGCCGCACACCCCTACAATCGGGGCCGCTCGCCGCCATGGCCGAGGACATCCTGCAGCACGCCGACGATGCGATGCTTGCCTTGTCGTGGCCTACGTTCTTTGTGGCGGCCGTGCTCGCCACGCGAAAGGGCTGGAGCCGCATCGAGCACATGCGATCGATCTTACTTAGCCCATCAGCCTCAATTGTGATTCGGAAAGTCACGCCAAGCATCGCGATGCGCCTGCCTGCTCCGTTCAAGCAAAGCGGGGCATGGCAGGCATGACCATCACGATCAACACCGACATCAAGATCACCGCCACGCTCACCCTCACCGAAGGCCAGCTGCGCGCGCTCGACGCGATGGCCGGCTACGGGGCTGACGCATTCCTCCGCGCCTTCTACGTGAAGCTGGGCAAGAGCTACATGAAGCCGTTCGAGCGCGACCTGCGCGACCTCTTCACCGCAATCAACAACCAGGCTCACCCGGCGCTGGCGGGAGTCAAAGAAGCACGCGCCAAATTGGGATTGAAATGAACGACACGAACGACAACACCCCTCAAACCTGGGCCGCGCTGGCGATGCTCATGTCCCAAGATGACGGCGAGATGGCGCCACGCACATTGATCGATCAGAATGGGGAGAACCTAGCGCTCCGGAGCTTCCTGATGCAGTACAGCTGCGATCGCGCGGCATCGGTGGCCGACATGGCGCAGCACATGCGGCGATCGGGCTGGGACGGCTTCTGGCCGGGCTGGGTTTCCAGCAGCGATGCCCGCCACCTGACCAAGCTGGACGCGCAACGGTGGATCCGTCACCTACTCGACCTGGAGCGCATCCCGGTGAAAATCCGTCCACAGGCGTCCGCCGCGCTGCTGGACCGGATCATCGACAAGCTGGCCAGCGGCGTCGGACCAGACCGCGAACTCGACAAGATCATCGACCTTTGGCGTACGTGCGGCTGCGCCCATCCCACGGTGCGGCGCTATACCGAGACATTCGACGCCGCCGCCACACTAGCGCCGCGCCTGCCAAAGTACCAGCTGCCCATCTACGAGACGGGCGACGGGGAGCGTCGCCTGTGTGGGTACTTCAGGCATGACACCAATGTCTTCTGCCTGCCGCCTTCAGCCTGGCCACCGGCGCGGGAGATCTGCCTTGCCGCGCTCACGGCGCACCGCGACCTGAAAGCGGCGGGGCTGCTGCAATGATTATGAGCTACGGCGACTTGATGAGCGACCCGGAGCGCGCCCAGCTACTGATGGAGCAGTTCGAATTCCACTCCATCGAGAACTTCCGCTTTATCGCTTCTCCCGTTCTAACGCAGCCGTCTCTTCGGGAGAGCATTGCCTTCGCCGAGTCGAGCGTGCTACGGGCCAGCGAGATACCGAGCCGCATGCTGATGATCAGCACCTCCAGCGGCCGCGATAGCGTCGTCGACCGGATCATGCATCGGTCGATCAGCCGCATCTACGGTGAAGATCTGCTGCAGGCGGCCATCAGCGTCGACCCGGCTCAGAAATAGTAAAGGCGCCGTCGAGCGCCTTTACTATTTCAGCCTACCTCCCCGCCACTACCTGCGCGCGGAAGCCGATCGAGCGCAGCGCACTGATGGCCGCATCCATTGTGCGGAATTGCCGCGGCACCTTCTCGCGCGCGTCAATCAAAGCACCGCCCTGGCCGATCTTGACGCTAAACGATACCGACCAGTGCTGCACGTTGCTCATGATTCCCGACGAATCGTGAATCTCAAACCCAGTCAGCAAACCTCTATCAAAATCCTTCTTTGCTTCCGCCACCGTCCACGCCGCCATTTTTCCATCCATTTTTTCCATGAGGAAAAATATTTTAACAAAATTGGTGTTTTGTTGGTGCAAAAATGCGGTATTGAATTTATGAAGCAAAAAAACGCACGGAATTCCCAACGTTAGGAAGGTTGTACAATCGCGCGCTTGTATTTACATACAAAATTTTGTATAGTCGTGACAGGACACTTTTGTAGATTCGTGATGACAGACCCTAAACCAGTAGAATTTCGCGGCAGTTCCTTGGATGATTTACGGGGATTTCCGCTTGACGCCAAACGCGAAGCGGGCCACCAGATAGACCTTGTACAAAACGGCATCGACCCCGACGACTGGAAGCCTATGGGTGGCGTTGGGTCTGGCGCAAAGGAAATACGAATTCGGGATGCTACAGGAGCATTTCGAGTTATTTATGTAGCAAAATTCGCGGACGCCATTTACGTACTGCACTGCTTCCAAAAGAAAACCGAGCAGACCAGCAAGCACGATATCGATTTGGCAGAGGAACGCTACCGCGATCTAAAGAGGGAGTTAGGAAAATGACCAAGCAAAAATTTGCAAGCGTATGGGACGCAATCGAGGACACGCCGGAAGAGGCTGAGAACATGAAGCTTCGTTCCCAGCTGATGGCGCAACTGAAGATATTCATCGAGCGAACCGGCCTGAGCCAGGCTGATGCAGCAAAGGTCTTCAATGTCACCCAGCCGCGCGTCTCCGATCTGATGCGCGGCAAAATCAACCTGTTCGCCATCGATGCGCTGGTGAACATGGCCGCCGCTGCCGGAATGCACGTTGAAATGCAACTGCTGGAAGCGGCCTGACGATCATGGCCGACTACGATCCGTTGTCAAATAGCGTTTTAGATTTTGCCAAGGCGCAACTCAACCTGGCACATCAGCTGATACGGGAAGACTTCCCTCAACATTCTGGCGTGCGCGTCGAACAGTTCGTTATGCGGGCTTTTCATCTGGGGAACCATTCAAGCAACCCGGAACACAGCTTCGACCCGGACCGGGTGGCGGCAGCATACCGCGCGGCGCATCCCAATGAATCGCCAGCACCAAGGAATCCAGCACCCCCAGCCATCGCGCCAGAGGATAAGCTGGAACTGATTTACGACTGGCCGGAGTAACGCCGTAACCACATACAAGAAAGGGGCGCAGCGAAATGCTGTGCCCCTTTTCATTTATTCCGGCCAAAGCTGTTGCTGGCCTTCGCGCACGATCGCGTCTATACTGTTTTTATGTACAGTATTTTTAAGGTGCGATCATGTGGGTAAGCGTGGTTTTGGGCTTCGATCCGGATGGACAAAAAGTCCATAAGTGGCGCGAAGCCTTTCAACGACACGGCACGCTTGAAGGGTGGTTCACCCATGGCGAGGAATATGTGAAGGTGTTAGGCCGGCATACGCCGGTGGCCCGAGTGCGCGTGGCCGGACAAGATGTTCTGCCGCCCCTTGTCGACGCCGTCGTCCGCGTGGCTGAAGGCCGAAGGATGAATGCGACAGGGATTTCCGATGTGAGCGAGCTCAGCAGCGTATGGCGGGTGCACTCTTGGCGCATGGCGATCATTTCGCTGGATCCGCCGAAAGAGTCCGCCCCCGTGCCGGCGCTCGACGCCCAAGCGCCGGCGACGACCGTGTAAGCTTGAGCCCCGACCGAAGGAGACGACATGTGTTTTTCAGCGCAAGTGTGGGCGGATTACCGCAAATACACCAAGGCCTACGGGGCCACCATAAGCATCAGGGAATTCCTGCAGCTGCTCCAGCGCCGCGACGCCGGCGAACGGATCATCCTTCCCAAGGGGCTGACGGACGCCTTCAAGGCGACGCCGGACAGCGACGAAGCGGAACAATGCCGCGACCTAGTGCTGGCGTTTGAGGCGGCGGAGACGGCGCGCACCGAAACCGATCTGTTCGCCCTACGCCGCCGGCTGGCCGACGCCGAACGCATCCTGGCTGTCAAGCCGACCAAGAAGGCGGGCGAGGACCAGCGCATCGCCGGCAACAAGATCAAGCGGGCGCTGGCCAAGCTGGACGACCTCAAGCGTAACGATCACCTCGACCGCGACGACCGCGTGTACGCCGGCAGCTATTGCCCGGTCATGGTCCGCGACGCAGCCGGCCAGCTGGTGGTACGCCCCATGCGCTACCAGTGCCGGCCCGCCGGCATGCCGGCCGCCTTCGATAAGAAGTATCCCGGCCTGTACAACGCCAGGCGCGACAACCTGAGCGGATTCTGGAAAAACGTCTACGCCCACACCCATGCCATCGTGGTGGCAGAGGCGTTCCTGGAACACGTCGACCGCCATCGGCTAGAGGGGCGCGCGCTGGCGCCCGGCGAGGAAGCGCAAGACGTGGTGATCCAGTTCGCGCCGGGCGATGGCCAGCTGATGCACTTGGCGTGCCTGTGGTCGCATTGGACTGGACGGGACGAGCCGGACTTGTTGTCGTTCGCTTTGGTCACCGACGAACCGCCGGAGGAAGTGGCGATGGCGGGGCACGACCGTTGCCCGATACCGCTGCGGCCGGTCGCCGTCAACGCTTGGCTGGACGCGCCGGCGCCGGCCGACTATCAAGCGCTGCTCGATGAGCGCGAGCGCCCGTATTACGCTCACCAACTGGCGGCGGCCGCTTGAGGGTAGTCGCACATAATGACGCATGGCAACACACATGCTATGCTGATCACACGTGATTCTCACCCGTAGTGGGCGAGAACCCGCATAAAACCTAGGAACGAAATGACAACTTTTGCAAACGAGATGCATCACGCACTTGCCAATAAGCAGGTCTATGTCAAGCTGACCTCAGCCGAAACCCTCTCGGGACTGCTGCAACATATTTCCGTCGATACTATCCTTATCACACCGCATAATGGGCCACCGTTCTACATCAACACTCAGCACATCATCTGGGTGCGGCTGAACGAATCATAGAAATGCAGCCCAATAGCCTAGATCAAACTGCTACAAGAGCAAGAACAGCATCGTGGCACGCCGAGTAGTGCGCTGCATCGCCGATAGCCTTCAGCTTGTCGCGGTTTGGCGTGGCTCGCATGCATGCCTTAGCCGCTTCACGCAGCGTTGATTCACGCAGCGCCGCATCGCGTTCGCTATCCGATGGCGCGGGCCGTCTGGTGGCGATGCAAAGACGGCCATATGCATGGATTGCGTCAGCCCAGCACTCATAAAGCGCTGCACCACCGCCGGTGCCGAGTTTTCTAAACTTAGATTCATCTTGGAACCTGTCGCCTTCTGGAATCTCAGGCAACAGCGACAACTCTACGTTGCCCTGCGCCCTAGGTGGTGTATGGGCCGGGCACGGCCAGCGCAGAGAGCCGTCGCCACTTGGGCAGGTACACTCCATCGCGGCCGCAGCTGAGGTTGAGCCGGGAACCACCACGGCGCGGCCTTTGTCACCGATCTGATTACCCAGCCATAGCGCCGGCCCGTCTTCATAGACGACGCGCCATACGCCAACTCCACTCTTAGATGGGTCCAGCGTCACAACGCCGGCCTCGCCGTCGGGATGCCGAATCGTATCGCCCACATGAATCGACTGTTCGTCAAAGTCAGTCCAAGGCGCGCGCTGGGCTGCCGGCATGGCCACCCGTACATCTCGCGTTTGAATGACTGGCGCGGCACTGAGTTGCGGTGCTTCCGTTTGCCACATTCTTCCCTGGTAAAGCCGCAATTCCTTAGCCGCTTCCTTCGCGTCGCGACCACTCTCCAGCCAGTGAATGACGGGTGTCAAGTCCGGTGCCGAAGCATCCGGAACAGAGTCCAACGCGACTGACCACGGCAGATTCATATTGCTGTGCTCGCCGATATCGACACCGAACCACTTGGCGATCGCGTCGGCCAGCCTATCAGCCCACTCATGGTACGCATCGCGCTCCCGCAGCGTCTCGTCCCACAATTGATCATCGGATGGGCGAGGCTGCGAACTTTGCTGCGGCGCAGCCTGCTGTACGGTCGGCAAAGCCTGGCAGAGGTGACTATCGCTAACGCCGCACTGATCGCAGGGCGACCCGGCCACCTCGGGCGTCACGAGCACGCCCGCTGTTGAGGTAGCGCGCGCGGCGGACGCTTCAACCTCACAGCCGATGCACAGCGGGTTATATTCCTTCCGATCGCAGAGCATGTGATGCCCGGTATCGGGCCGGACCTCCATCCCAGTGAATGCCCCCAGCCCGGCCGCGCGCGCACCAGCATCCGATGCAGCGGAGCTGGCGATATCAATCTGTTCGTTCATTTTGCTATTTCAGGTACTGCCGGGGTGACGAAAGTATACCGGCCCAGTAGCGAAGGCGCCGCCTAAATTTTGCAAGCGCGCCAATATGCGGGTTTTCCCGCGCAATTTAGGCATGGCGGAACCCGCACAAACACCCGTAAAATCCGCCTCAATTCGATAGTCTGAAAAACTGACTCTAACGAAATGGCTTCCTCCAAGAGAGCTTTTTCAGATATCGAACATGCCATAGCTCAGTCGGTAGAGCGGCCGTGGAGACATGGTGACGTCGCTGGTTCGAGTCCAGTTGGCAGCGATGAAGTGAATGCACGCCGAGATCAGCTCCGGCCACTTCCCTAACCCGACCGGGTAAGCGTCGGGTATTGCTGAGTCGGCAGCAGTGGCGCGCCTGGCCTCGTGACCGGCACCGGAAGAGTCCGGTAGCCACAGCTGTCCAGCAACTAGAACTGAATTGGGCGCGGTCTGGCAGCCGGCAGATAGCCGGCGCCATGGCTCGCAACCGAATGACATCCCCGGAGCGGTGGGCGAGTGGTTAAAGCCGACAGACTGTAAATCTGTTTCCCGCAAAGATACGCTGGTTCAAATCCAGCCTGCTCCACCAAATGCCAAGTAGCTCAGCGGGTAGAGCTCCGGATTGTTAATCCGGCGGTCGCGGGTTCGAAACCAGCCTTGGCAGCCAAAATTTTCGAGCGCTTCCCTACCGATCTTGGATGAAATGTGGGGTGTAGGCCAGCACCGTCGCCTGATGACGCGCAAGCAGAAACCGCAAGGTCGCGACAGTTCCCCAGGCTGGCTACGATGGGAACACAGACAAGATGACAGCCTGGAAAGACAGCAACGCGGGTGTAGCTCAATGGTAGAGCAGAAGCCTTCCAAGCTTACGACGAGGGTTCGATCCCCTTCACCCGCTCCACACCAGCCGTACCCTCAACTCTGGCGGTTGGCGACCGATGGCCTGGTCAGCCGGAAGCCGACAGCCGTCAGAGTTGAGGGTGACAGCGCCGATCGCCACCCGATGGTCCCGTCTTTCACGATACAACCCGCACCAGCGGGCGCAGTGGAGCGACCACAGCCGCACGATGCGGCAAACCAGATCGGCCCGCCGCGCAAGCGGACTCCCTCTTTAATTTAAAGGAAACCCCCATGTACGACGACAACGGCACGGCCAGGGCCGGCATGCAGGCCGAACAGCCCCCGGCCGACGAGTACACCGCCGCCTGGAACGGCGCGCAGGCGCAGGCACAGGCGCCCGCAGCAACCCCGGCCAATGCCGGCGGCATCGCGGGCATCGTGCAGGGCGCCATCAGCGGCCCGGACCCGACCGGCACCCAACCCGCCGTGAACGGCATGCCGGGCAGCGTCAGCGGGCCGGCCCTGCAGCTTGGGCAGCCGAACGGCGCGCCGGGCGCTGGCGGCATCGCCGGCATCGTCCAGGGCGCCATCAACGGCCCGCCCCCGACCGGCGCCCAACCCGCCGCGAACGGCATGCTGGGCAGCGTCAGCGGCCCCGCCCCGGTCATGCATCCCGCGAGCGTACCGCAGGATCCGCGATCGCACGCCAACACCGGCTCGGCATATTCCCGCGCCTGGCACAACCTGCAGTAACACCGATCACCTTGGCGCCTGATCCTTCAGGCGTTCGCCCCGGCGCAGCGATGCGTGCGGGGCTTTTTTATAAGTCGTGCCGCGATAACCCGCCGCACCCACCGTTCCCTCCGTGCCCAAGCTCTTGGGCACCCGCCCCGGCGCACCAGTGTGACCGGGGCATCTTATTTAGGCCGTCCAACGGTGAAAACAAGACCATCCATCAGCAAGATCTGGCAGGGCGGCGAGCAACGCGTCCAGCCGACGTGCTACGACGCCCGCAACCCGGCGATGCCTTGGCTTCCGGCGGACGAGCTGGACTTCGACGACGCCGACGACCGGGCCGACGCGTCCGCATGGCTGTACGCCGGCGGACCGGCCGAATCGATCGGGACGCTGCAAAGGCGCACCAGTACGCCGCACCCACCCGGCACGGCGACCACTCCACCGATCCCCGACCTGTTCCAGCTGTCGATCATCCAGCAGCTGGCCCTGGCGGCGCAACCGCGCCCAAACCCGCCGTAGCCAGCCGAATCGGCGCTGGCGCGGCACAAAACCATGTGAAGCATCCCGGCAATGGCAAAGCAAAACCCAGAAAAAGACCCCATCGAATGGGATTTGATCGAGCGCGACTGGCGCGCCGGCGTCAAGACGCAGGCCCAGATGTCCGCCCAGTACGGCGTCTCGCGCGCCGCCATGAACAAGCATTTCGCCAAGCGCGGCATCACCCGAGATCTCGACGGCAAGGTACGCGCGGCCGCCTCGACCATCGTGGCGCAGCACGCCGTGGCGCATCCCGGCGCCGGCCACGCCGGCAGCGCCATCAGCGACCGCGACATCATCGCCGCCAACGCGGAGATGCAGTCGACCATCATCCTGCAGCACCGCACCGACATCCAGCGTACGCGCAAGCTGTCGATGCGCCTGCTGGAGGAGCTGGAGCAGCAAACGGACCACCAAGACCTGATCGCGCAGCTGATGGACATGCTCAACGATCCGGACGACAAGAACACGCAGCGCCGGCTGGAGGTACTGGAGAAGGCCATGTCGCTGAGTTCGCGCGCCGGCACCATGAAAACACTGGCGGACTCGCTGCGCTCCCTGGTGGCGATGGAGCGCCAGGCGTTCGGTCTGGACGACAAGGACGAGGGCGACGAAGGCAGCGGCATCGAAGACGTGATCACGCGCGTGGCGGCGAAAAATGGCGTCGATTAACCGCGCCGCCGCGCTGGAGCGCACCGTCGAGATCCTGCGTAACGACATCGAGCAGCACTGCGAAACCTGCATGTACGTGCAGGACAAGGAAGGCAAGCGCGTGCTGCTGCGCTTCAACAAGGCGCAGCGCTACATTCACGCCAAGATCGAGGAGCAGCGCGAGCGCACCGGCAAAGTGCGCGCCATCATCCTGAAGGGCCGCCAGCAGGGCGCGTCGACGTACATCGGCGGTCGCTTCTACGCGATCAGCAGCATCAATTACGGCAAGAACGCGTTCATCGTCGCCCACGAACAAAAGGCGACCGACAACCTGTTCAAGATGGTCAAGCGCTACCACGCGCACAACCCGCTGGCGCCGTCCACCAGCGCGACCAACAGCAAGGAGCTGGTCTTCAACCGGCTCGACGGCGGCTACAAGCTGGCGACGGCCGGATCCAAGGACGTCGGCCGCTCCAACACCGCGCAGCTGCTGCACGCGTCCGAGTTCGCCTTCTGGGACAACGCCGTGATGCACATGGCGGGCCTGGGCAACGCGATCGCGGAGCAGCCGGGCACCGAAATCATCATCGAATCGACCGCCAACGGCATCGGCGGCCCCTTCCACATGATGTGGCAGGACGCCGAGGCGGGGAAGGGCGAGTACATCGCCATCTTCGTGCCCTGGTTCTGGGAGGACGGCTACCGCGCCACCATCCCCGAGAACTTCGAGCTGTCGGCCGACGACATCAAGTACATGGAGACGTACGGGCTGGACATGGCCCAAATGGCCTGGCGCCAGAACAAGATCGTGCTGTACGGGCGCGGCATGGAATGGCTGTTCGATCAGGAATACCCGGCGACGCCGTCGCTGGCCTTCCGATCGTCCACCGCCGACCCGCTGATCAGCCCGAACACGGTCATGGCCGCCGTCAACAGCGTCTACCGCGAGCGCACCGGCGCCTTCGTCATCGGCTGCGATCCGGCCGAATACGGCGCCGACCGCACCGCGATCGCGTTCCGGCACGGCCGCACGGTGTTCCGGATCGAGTACCACGAAAAGAAGGGGCCGATGGAGGTGGCCGGCCTGCTGGCGAAGTATTACCGGGAGTTGAACCCGGACGCCATTTTCGTCGACAAGATCGGCATCGGCTCGGGCATCGTGGACCGGCTCAAGGAGCTCAACGTGCCCGTCATCGGCGTCAACTCCGCCGAGCGGGCCGACGATCCGGAGCGCTACGCCAACAAACGGGCGGAGATCTGGTATCGCTACAAGGAATGGCTGGAGGACACGCCGAACCGGCTGCCGAACGACGCCGCCCTGATCGCCGACACCTCCGCGCCGGGCTACAAGACGCACTCGAACGGCTCGCGCCTGATCGAGTCGAAGATGGACATGAAAAAGCGCGGCGTGCGATCGCCCGATGGCGCCGACGCCATCGCCATGACGTTCGCCGAACCCGTCATCCCCAAATCACAGCGGCACGACTACGCGGGCGGATCCTCCCGCCAGCAGGCCGCCACATCAGCAGGTTACTAACAATGCACACAGACATCATCATCGGCGGCGGCAACCGCATCGCGGCCGCGTGCGGCGCGCCGCCACGGCCGCCGAGGCCGCCGCTGCCGCCGCTGCCGGCGGACTCGCAAGAGTTTCACCAGATCATCGACGCGCTGGTCAACCTGAACAAGCGCAACCGCGCCTCGCCGCGCGCCGAGCTACGCGGCGGCCATATCGGCCGCTACGTCGAGTACTTCTCGACCGTGCGCGCCTACATCGGGCGCGGCGGCGGCGCCACGGCGTATATCCGCGAGCGCGCCACCGAACACGACCTAGTGATCGTCTGCTCCTACAAGCAGCGCGACCTGGACTACCGGCGATACGGCATGCCGTGCAGGGTGGCGACGCCCGATGAATTGAGCGAGCGCAACATGCACGGCCAACACCGCCGCTACAACACCATCTACATCGACGACCCGAGCCACGTGTTCGCCCAGATCAACGCGCAAGAGCTGTATCACCGGCTCGGCCACGACGACACGCAAACCTTCATCCTGCTGGGCCTGTAGCACCGCCCGCAGCACCCTCCCCAGCCCGCCCCGTGCGGGCTTTTTTCATGGATTTCCCCGATATGGACGACAGAGCGGCGCAGGCCGACGCCGAATACGAAGCGGCGGCCGCCGCCGGCATGGCGCGCGACGACAACACCGCGTTCATCCAGGCCGACGCGCTGGGGTCGCTGCTGGTCGCCGAATTCACCCAGGCGGAGCTGGAGCGCCGGGACACGGAACAGCGCTGGCTGAAGGATCTGCGCCAGTATCGCGGCGTCTACGACCCGGACGTTCTGGCCCTGATCGGCAAGAACCGCTCCAAGGCGTTCGTGCGCGCCACCCGCGTCAAGGTCAAGACCGTCGACGCGCGCGTGGCCGACCTGCTGTTCCCCTCCAATTCCGACCGCAACTGGACCGCCGAGAACACG